GCCTTTGATGTTGGAAATATATTCCTTGACTTCTTCAACCAATTTTTGAAACTCTCGCCATTCTTCAGCCGTTTCTATTTCCCATTGTAAAGCCTTCAAATAATAAACTACTTGACAATCATTAAAACCTATGAACCATTTCAAACCTTCCTTTATATTCTGTTGAGCCAATTCGCAGACAAATGTGTTTTCCATTTTCTTATTCTCCTTTGTGGTGGGTTGCCTTCAGACGCTCATAATTCCGTTTTAAACGTTTTAAACGTTTGTATGTATTTTGGTATTCAAACCACGCTAAAACAAAAAGCATAATTTTTGAGCATTTTCAAGTCCTTGACAAAAATATTTTTTTATGATTTAGATTGTTTTGGCAATCTATGGAAAGGAAAAAAGCAGCGTTTTTTCCTTCCTAACATTGTCAAATTTATCTAATATACTCCATGTAAATATTATCTGATAATTCGTAAAAATTACCTTCTAAATCCATGTCTCGACCAATTGCTTCAAAATCAATATAGTTTACATTAATTACCTTGTCTAGTTCTGCAAGTTGTCCTGATTGTTCATAAGACTGGTATGCAACATCTTCCATACTTCCGCATTCATGATAGAAAGTTACATCATCTAATTTTTCTATTCCGTCTTGAAAATCATCTGCAATACTATTATCTACCAATTCCGAAATGGCTTCTATTTCATGTACTCCTAAACCTTGCATAGCTTCAGCAACTTCTATCAAGTTTTCAATATTGTCATATTCTGCAATTTTAAACGGTGCTTCATAGTCGTGAATTGCCCATTCTTCATAAACATACGTTCCGTTTTCTTCCTCAACATATGGAACAAATTCGCCGTTTTCATCATAGTGAGCAACACCAATTTTTATTCTAATTTCTTCCAGTGTTGTTTCCTGCAAGTCAAACCAAGCGCCAACATGTTCACCTTCGTTATATTTTCCTAAATTTGCTACGTACAATTTAATAGTGTTTGTCATTTTAAAAACTCCTTTTGTTTTCGTTTTATTTTGTGGTGGGATTTGGAAAATCCTTCAAGGAAGGAAATAAGATATTTCCAGCCTTTTGTAAGTTCCAAATTAATACATTTTATAATCAATTTTCATTTGTATTAATTCACTTTCTTTTTTCTTTAGTTCTACTATTTTTCGTTTCATTATTATTTTTTCTTTGCCTTTTGTTTTAGGTAATCTAAACACTTCCAAAAATTCCAAATCCATTCTAATTTCTACTAAAGCCTTTACTATTTCATGCCATTTCATTTTTTTTCATCCAATCTATTACATTATTTTTTTCGCTTAAAAGCTTCCTTTGCAAACTCTTCCTCAAAATGATAACTTCCTGAATAAAAAGCATTATCTAAGCCGTTATAAAGGTATACTACGTGGTTCCAGCCGGAAAGCCGAACAATTATAAGGTGCGTATCTTCAGGATGGCTAGAAACCTGTTTAAACTCTTCCACATCATAGAATTTTGAATCTGCTAGTTCTGTCATTTGCTGAATGTAATTTTTTGTCATTTTGTCGTTTCTCCTTTAATTTTCAGAATTTTTAATTAGTTGATATATGATTCCCAACTGTCCAACCAGTTCCATGTTTCATTTCCTTCTAATCTGTATTCAAGTTCAAAGTTTGTAAAGTGACCTTTCTTGTCGTGTTTTATCTTGACTTCGACAGGCTGGTTAAACTTGAAACCTTCAAAATATATTATGTTTTCTTCCTCAAACTCTTCTATGTCATTAAAAACAAGTTGATTGAAAACCGTATTTTTTTCAAGTTCGTTTTTGCACATTTCAATATAAAATTCGTTTGTCATTTTTAACACTCCTTTTTAATTTTCGGAATTGTGTCAAAAAATCACACAATTCCAAACCGTGCCTATTTGGTACTTCTTTAGATTAACATTTATTTAATGTAAATGCAACATTTATTTTTCAACTTGTTTCAAAAAAAAATTATTGGTAGAAATTCTCATTTACACATGTTCCATCTTCAGCCAGTAGTTCATCACTACCACAATTAGAAGCCTTTATAAAATCCTTAACATTTGATTCCTTTATTTCCTTGTCGCTCAAAACTCTTTCTTGCCTTATATCGTCGTTTTTGTAAGTCACCTTAACAACATCACCTAATTTGTAATCATTGTCCAAAATATAGCCGTATGGAGCGTTTGAATTGGTTGCAAGTGATTTAGTATCAACAAAACGATTATCAACGTTATCAGTTACCAAGAAGTATTCTGTCGAGAATCCGTCTTTACCTTCTATTTTGCTTGATACGTCTATTCCTTCATTGTTATCAGTACAAGCGACAACAACCAAACTAAGAGCAACTGAAGCACCAACAAGAGATAATTTTTTAAAAGCTTTTTTCATTTGAAATCATTCCTTTTCTATAAGTAGTTTTTTTGAACAACTAACAACTAATATAGAAGCAAACTTTCAATATTAAATTGTCAGAAAATTCATTTATAATAGCCATATCGGCTACAAGATTTATATTACACTATAAGAAAAGTAAATGCAACATTTATTTTTCAAAAAGATTTATAAAAAAATTTGCCCAAAACTATTGACAAATTAGAAAAAATGATTATTTTTATCTTTTTATTTCGCATATAATAGAAGAAACTCGACAAGCTTAATGTAACCGTTTGCATTTAAAGCCGAAAATAACATATAGCCTTCAGACGCTCAAAATAGCCGTATTTGGCGTTTTAATTAAGGTGGCTGTCTTAGTATTCGGAGCATATTTCCGCACTATTGATAATGAGTACAATCTAGCTTTTTTATGCACACAAATGAATATATGAGTAGTTTTATACACTCATAAAATGCATAACATACAAGAAACACCTTATAAACGTTGATATAACAAGGTTTCTAGCAATCTATAATATTCATGCTCTAAAAATTCTATGCAGGAATTCATGGGAAATAGTCGTTATTTCCTACTGAAAACACTTACATTATCACCATTTTCTCAATTAAAATACTCTAATTGATAGAAAGTGTTTACATTACTAATATCGTGTAATATTACAATACAAAAACATGAATATAACGTTATTGTATACACAATTCAGATAACTATACCAATCTATTAAACTATCTGAAATATCTATATTATCTGAATGCTTACAATTATTCTACTAATCAATTAATATACTACTGTTAATTATCTGACTAATCAGAACTATTATACAATTCTAACTAATCAATTGAATTAATCATCTGTTTATTATCTGATAATTATAACTATTCAAATAAGACAGCTTATTCTAAACTATTCCATTATTCATAATTGTCATACTATTCTAATAAGATAGAATACTTAAACTAATCACAATTATTATAATTGTATAAACAATTCACAATATTATTTATTATTAAACTAATCTAACTATTCAATTAAAGTAAATAGTATAACTAATCTAATTAATCATAATAGTTATAATTGTCTAACAATTCATAATACTTACACTAATCATGCTAATCCAACTAACTGAATCGTCTGACTATTCTCTATCTTTACACTATTCATACTACACTTATTATTCAAACAATATACAAATTGTATAAACAATTCTAATTAATCAGTAACCTTATAAACTATCTGACTATTCAAACTAATCATACTAATTAGAATACATTGAACAATCTAATAATAAATGTTTAGGAGACAAGACCAATCAAACGGATTAAGCCTAACAATTGTCGCACTATTCCGAATAGTCCTAACATTCCTAATCATCCTAATATAATTACTTCTTATCTTCCAACATATGACAGGGAACAACAGGCACATGCTCACTGCATATCTATACACATAGATGTATACATATACATAGATGATTAATAGAATAGAAAGATAATATTAAATTAGAATTAATATTAATTAATAATAAATGATAATAAATTACATAATAAATGGTAAAAGAGTGAGACAAGACAAGCAAGTAAATGACAATCATTGACAACTAAACAAAAATACATTAATTGTGAATTGTCTGAAAACAATCAACCAACTGGCATAAACTAGGAGAGAGTACCCTCCCATTGTCAGAATAAAAAAAACATTCAATTTATCCCACAGTCCCCGCCCAGTTCTGGTTACACCAAATCCCCGAAAACCCCATGAAAAAGTTTAGTGATTTGGTGCATACCTATCCTATTCGCAAATTTCAGTGCGAACTAGAGCGATATTCGATTGTGTTCTTGCTTTACACTCTTAGTCTAGCAAACAAAAAAAGGAGTGTCAACCGACACCCTTAGTTTTTATTTATATTCTTTCTCTTAGCAAACCTAATTCTTCTAAAAGTTCTTCTGTTTCTTCCATTAACTCTTGAAGCGCACCATTTTGTTCGCCATCATCCATATATTCATTTGTCTGCATTTTTCTTATTGTTTTCATTATTTCTGCAAGTGAATATAGTCTCTCTAATTGTTTGTCTACTATTAATAATCCACGTTTTTTATCCATTCTTCTTTCCTCCTTTAAAATAATGTTGATTATTGTATCAGATTATTTTTTTAAAACAATCTTTTCTCTCTATAAAAATATAAAAAAAGAGTGCCAAATCCTGACACTCTCATTTTATTAAACTATTTCAATGTATGGCAAGTTTCTCTTCTCGCCATTTGCCAATGTGATAACAACCGTTCCACCATCATCTTCTATTAATTTGCCGAATGTCTCTAGCTGGTCAATCGTTAATGAAATCGTCTCTCCTTCATCATCACGGCCAGCAACCAATAGATTACCCATTAACAAATCAACAATTTCACCATTCTTAACTAATGCTAGTGACGGTTCCAGTCCAATTAATTTACCTTCCTCATTTAACCAAATGTCTATATCATCCTGCAATGCCACACACTCTATATAACCTTCAACCGTCTTCCTAAGTAAATCGTGAGTATCAATGGTGCTTATATCTTTTTCAATTACTTGCACCTTCTCATTCGGTTTAATAACAACGTAGTGGTTTCTTTCTTCTTTCATCTTGTGTTTTCCTCCCTTTATGTATGGTACTCTTTTATTATACACTTTTATAAAGACTTGTAAATAGTTTTTTAAAATAATAAAAAAGAAGCGTCATATCAACACTTCTTTTAAATACTTTATTAATAAGACATTAATATTCCATCAATTCTTTTAGGAATTCACTAATAAAAACAGGTGTTACACTAACCGTTCCATTCTTTTCATTTTCTATAACCACTGTATTATAAGAACTCACCTGAAGACGTTCTCTTGCTCTTGAACTAGCAACATAGAATAAACGTCTCTCTTCTTCTATATTGTGTTCTGTCATGGCCATTTCGTGTGGTAGAACACCTTGCACAACTGAAGGTACATAAACAATATCAAACTCTAAACCTTTTGAAGCGTGGATTGTCATAAGCTGGACACCAGTTCTTTTTTCTTCCTTCTTGTTGCTATTGTTCTCCATTTCATCAATAGAGTTCAATAATGCTTGAACATTTTTATATCTAGAAGCAATCTTCACTAGCTTGTTTAAGTTCTCGACTTTAGTATTGAATTTTTCTAATGAAGTAGCAGTCGTTTTAATGTAGCTTTTATAGTCAGTCAGTGTGATTACATATTCCACTAATTCTCTTGGAGACATAGAATAAGCGTGTCTTGTTAATTCTTCCACTGTATATAGGAACTCTTGGATATTCTTAGCTTGTCTTCCCATTTGTGCTGAAGGAATGTCTCTTAAAGCTTCCCAAAGGGTTATTCTAGACCTTTTAGCATGAACGTCTAAGTCAGATATCAATTTGTTTGTAATGAAGCGTGACGGCCTGTTAATAACCCTTCTGACTGAAGTGTTGTCATTCTTATCAATTGCTATACGTAAATATGAAACAATATCTAAGATTTCTCCATATTGGAAGAAACTACCACCCCTAGAAACATCATATTTAATATCTCTAGCATTTAATTCATTTTCATAGAATCCTATTTGGGCATTTGTTCTCACTAGGACTGCTATCTCACTAGGCTCTATACCCATCTTAATAGCTTGTTCAATCTGTCCGGCAATCTCATATGATTCTTCATCTTCAGTCTCATAATCAAGGATTCTAACGGCTTCACTACTTCCTTTATGTGCTTCAGAAGGTTTAAAACGTTTGTAAGATTCAATAGGTGATTTATCAATAATCCGATTTGAAAATTCTACTATCTCAAATGATGAACGGAAATTGGTTTGTAACTCATAAGTTGTTGTGTTTTCAAACTGGTCTGCAAAGTGAAGGATATTGTTTACTTCAGCACCAATGAAAGAATAAATTGACTGTCTGAAATCACCAACAACAAACACATTTTCGTTATTGATATGTTTAATACAGTTTAAAACTAATTGAGAAGTATCTTGGAATTCGTCTATTTGAATTCTATCAAAGAATTGTGCAACATAATTACTGAATTCCGGCACTGCTTTTAGCTGGTCGTGGAAATCTATAATTAAATCACTCATAGTTAAATAATTTGCATTATTCTTCAGAATTTCAAATGTCTCATATGCTTCATTCATTACTATGTCGTAGTAATCGTTCTCCATATTGGGGCGAAAACCATTGTTCTTCATTAAATTAATGTAAGAATTGACTTCTGAAATAACTTCTAGTCCATTCCCTAATCCTATTCCAAAAGGGTTTTTATCTGAAGGGTGTTTGCAAATGTCACCGATAGTTTTTAAAACCCACCAGTCTTTTGCAAATTCCTTTCCTTTATATTCAGGAAATGCGTATCTCAACAATCTATAAGCAATACTATGAAAGGTTCCCATTACAACAGTGTTGGCAACATCATCACCTACAAGCTTTGCAAGTCTTTCTCTCATTTCTTCAGAAGCTTTCTTTGTGAAGGTTACTGCCAAGATTCTATTAGGAAGAATTCCTTTTTCTCTAATCATTTTTGCAATACGATTAGTAAATACAGATGTTTTACCACTACCAGCAGAAGCAATTACAAGTTTATTTCCTTCAGTATCATTGATAGCGTTAATTTGTTCAGTAGTAAAATTCATTTAATTCTTTCCTCCAATAACATCTTGTTAATTTTTTGTTATTGAAGTTGTATATAAATGATGTTAAATGTGGGTCATTTTTGCCCAAAAAAAATTTTTTTAAATTATTTTGCGATTTCTTGTTAAATTTGGGGTCTTAAGTACATATAAGGATTGGGGGGGGTAATAAAGAATAGTTAAATTATACTTATTAATTATATTAATTGTTTGAACGAACGAAGTGAGAGAAAAGAATTAATATAATTAATAAGAGATATAAAGATAAATATAATATATATAATATAAATATATAAAAAGGAAAAATATACTATATAAATATTAATTATGTGAGCGAAGCGAATATAATTAATATTTATATAGAGAATAAATTTAAAAAAATTTTTCAGAAACATATTAAAATTTTCTCTTTTCGCACATATAGAGAGTGAAGGAGCGAAAAAGGAAATGGTATTTATAATCGCATTAAAAAGTTTAAAAGTTTCATTAACACTAACAATCATTTCTGCTTTTTTGTTTTCCAATGGATTTCAAAAGAGTGCAGGAGTGATTTTTCTTTTTGTAGTAATTATTAACATTCCTTTTCCCTCCTTCCAATTATATAAGGAGAAAGAAGATGAACAATGATGTTATGTGAAGAATGTAACTCTCACCTAATTCTGAATAAGAGAAAAGAATTGGAATGCCAAAATTGCGGTAAAGTTTCTGAAGAAGAATCTGAAAAAATAATTGAAGAGTTGTTGCACAATGAGAAAGAAAATTTGTAAATGTGGAAAAATCGTAAGTGATATAGAAGTATGTAGTTGCCGGAAAAAAGAACGTCAACAAAAGACTAGACGTTGGGAAAAACTAAACCCTGAAGAAGCCAAATTTTTGAGTTCTGCCAAATGGAAAAGATTGAGAATCAAAATTTTTGAGCGTGACAGTTTTCACTGTCAAAGATGTTTATTAAAATATGGAATCTTAAATACTGAATCCCTTGAAGCACATCATATTAAATCAAGAAGGAATTTTCCTGAATTGCGTTGGGAACCAAAAAACATTCTTACATTATGTAAGACTTGCAACGTGCAGTTAGGAACAAATGATGAATTGGATTTTGTACCAAACAAAAATTTACATGAGACTGTCGAAAGTGTTCATGAATATAAACTATATTAAAAGGAGTGTTGCTTTGTGTCTATGAGTATGGGTAATAAAGGCGGTAGGCCGGCAATGGCTTCTTCAGTTAGGAAAGGTAAAGATATGAACAAGCAAGAGTTAGCAATTCGTGAAGAAGCTGAAAAGCGCCTATTAGGTGATATTGAACAGGTTAAAGAAGTGCCTGAAATTTTGGATGAATTGGCTCAAGCTTACTACCTTTTCATGGTTGAGAATCTAGAAACTAGCAATCTATTGGGCAACCTTGATATTCCATTACTTACAGAAACGGCATTCTGTTTAGCAAGGTTAGAAGAAACACGTTCCACAATGATTAGAGTTGGAACACTTGCTTATGAATTAGATAAGAACGGCAATGAGAAGGTTAAGAAACACCCTATCGTTGACGTTTATAACACCCTTTTAAACCAGTTTAAAACATTAGGTGGACAATTATGTATGTCTCCTTCTGCAAGAACACAAATGGCCAATATGCAGTTACAAAATAAAGAAGATGAAAAAGACCCTGTTTTACTAGCTTTAGGAATGGTTAAATAAAATATTTTGAATTTTCTTTAAATTAATGACCCACAATTGATATTGAATATATATAACTGTTTGTAAGTTGAAAAGAAAGACATTTTCTTTTTCATCCTACAATTCTCCCTTGTATTTTTACAACTAGATATTTTCTCCCCTTAATATCTAGTTGTCTTTTTCGGAGTGACAAGATAGGTTGTGCTTAACTTTTTTCCTCCCCTGTTTTAGTTAAGCGTAGGTTCAATTCCTACCCACTTCATATAATCTCCTTTCCCTACTGGTTGGGTGTTGAGAGTTTCAATTGTCAACAAGATAAACCAGTTATACTATCATGCGGAAGCAAAGATGTGTAGGCTTTGTGAGTGTAAAACTTAGTTGGTGTAACGATTGTCCAACCTTCCGCACCGAACTAAAAACATCCCTTCTTATGGCATTGGTTTTGGATGTTCCAACCGTAGGAAGTAAAACTGATTGGAAAGAGAGCAAGGTTATTTCACTCCACGGCAAAAGTGAAACGGTAGAATTTTTAGAACTGTTTTAATTACCGGAACTATGAAAAACAGTCAGGTGTTTCTTTTGGAAGGTTATTTCCTTCACCTAGACCAAAAACGAAAAAACAAAGGTTTAATTTTTCTTTTAGTGTATTTCTTTTTCTATTGTCCAAGCCAATGAGCAGAATAAATGAAAAAGTAAATACGCTGGTCATTTTAAATAAGTATCATTCAACAACGACTGAATCCGCAAAATAACAAGTTCGCAAAATGAGCGTAGGTTCTAGGCGAAAACTACTAATGGTTAATGGGTGCGCTTCAGTTGTTCTTGAATGATATTTAGTTCCTTCTGTCAAACTGCTTTAAACGTTTTAGACGTTTTAAAGGTTGTAAACGTTTGCGAATCAACAAATAACGGTAGACGTACCAAGCTGATGTTATTAGAAGGTCTTTATCAGCTACTTGTTTATAGGGTGTGCTAATGTTCAGGGTTAATGTCTTTACGAAGCTTAACCTACTATATCGCCCTATAAAACAAGTATTTTATTAGGTAAAAGTAATAGAAAGGAGAAGATATTCATGATTGAAATGGGTGTAATTGTGGCCGTAATTATTGGTGTCGGTCAAGTTATCAAAAACGCTACTCCAATCAATGCTAAATATCTACCAGTAATTAACTTGGTTCTTGGTGTTATCTTAGGAGTTCTATTCCTATCTGATGATATCAAAACAAACATCTTTACTGGCCTTATCATTGGTTTAACTGCAAGTGGCTTGTTTGATACTACTAAGACAGTTAAAGCTTCAAAATCAAGCGCTCAAGGTTAACTAAGCGCATTGTACATTGACAACTCAATAACGTAAGATGAATGACATTCCTATGTCACATAAAGAAGCGCACTAGCGCACAACTTATATTTTTTTGAAATAAACGTTTAAAACGTTTTATATAATATTAAACTGTTTAATATTGTTTTAGATAGTTTAAAAGGTTTAAAAGAGGATTGTTCATTTTGGACAATCCTTTTTATTTTTTTAGGAAGGAGAAAAAATACATGTTTTGGGATTTAGATGAAAAAGGCAACTTCATTATAGAAAAGAATGAAGACTTGCTTGGTTATCGTTGGGCAAAAGATGTTGTTGAAGGTCGGTTCGTGGCAAACAACTACATTAAATTAGAATGCCAACGTTATATAGACCGTTTAGAGAAGTTGCAACATCAAGACGATTTTAGGTTTCACTTTAACTATGAAGAAGCGCAGATTATCTTCAATCTTCTGAAGCTAATACAATACTCTACTGGATTCTATGTTGGTGAACCAATCACAAATCATATTGCAGGATTCCAAGCAATGATTTTTGAGAACATATTTTGTTGGTTTGATAAGCATGAAGATGAAAATGGTCTCCACAAGAAAATGATTGAGGAAGTCTATTTACAAGTAGGCCGGAAAAGTGGAAAGAGTTTTATTTGTGCAATTCTAGAGATTTTGATTATGTTACGTTCTCCTAGATTCTCTCAACATGCTATTGCAGGAAAGACTAGAGATATCTCGACAATCGTTAAGAGAGAAACAGAACAATTGATTAAGTCTTCCCCTGCCCTTGCTAAATATTTCAAGATTACTAGAGATAAGATTCTTTGTACTTTGAATGAGAGTTATATGAAAGCGCTATCCGGTGAAGCAAACAACATTAATGGTTTATTACTTTCTTCTTTTATTGTTGATGAAGTAGCCAACCAAGAAAGCCAAGATATTATAGGAGCGCTCAAACTCTCACAGATGAACACTAAAGAACGCTTATCTATTTATATATCAACTGCCTATGATTTAGAACACAACGCTTTCAGAGAGCTATGTGACTACCACAAACGCATTCTAGAAATTGAAAGTGATACAACTAACACATTTGGCCTAATCTTTGAATTAGACAAAGGTGACGATTATACAGATGAAGCCAATTGGATTAAAGGTTCACCACTTCAAATGACTTTTGAGAATGGTAGAAACTTCTTGAGACAAGAGTTTAAGAAAGGTATCGAAGTTCCTAGTTCAATGAGGGAATTTAGAATCAAGATTCTTAACCAATATCTAAGTGGAGAAAGCGCAGAACAATATGTAAGTCTAGCTGATGTTCAAGTATGTAAGGCTCCAGCGCTATTTAATTGGGATAGGAAAGAAGTTTATGTTGGTGTTGACTTTGCCCTTTCAAATGATAATTGCGGTATCTCAATGACCCACTATGACGCTCTAAATGAAAAGATTTATGCAAAGTCTTGGGGATTCATTCCACTTGATAGAGTAGACGAAAAATCAAGGGTTGAAAAGGTTGATTATCAACTAGCAATTCAAAATGGTGAATGTTTTGCAATCGGTGATAGAATCGTTGATTACAAATTCATGGAAGAGTTCGTAATGAACCTTGAAAAGAAATATGGAGTTATTAACAAAGGTATTGGTTATGACAAATACAATGCTACTTCTTCAGCTAATAAGTGGTATGACGCTGGTTATGAAGTTATTGAAGTACCACAAAGAGCGTTATTCCTTCATCCGGCTACAAAATGGCTTAAAGAGAGTATTATGTTGAAAAAATTCTCTTATGAGCAGAACAAATTGCTGGAAATCAACTTCTCAAATGCTAGAGAAATGAAGGATGGAAACTTGAACACTTATCTAAATAAGAAAAAGTCTATCGGAAAGATAGATATGGTTGCAAGTTTGGTCAACTCAATTGCTCTATGGGAAATTGACGAAAAACAGAACGCTAAGAACATCTATGAAACTGATAGAAGAGAAGGAATTATAGTAATTTAGGAGGAAACTATGGGATTTTTAGATTTATTTAAACCTGAAAACAATGACAATCAATTAGAACAACGTAGTTACAACAGGGATTCAAGCAGTTTTAAGGCTATTTTCAGTTCAGAAGCCACTATTACAGTGGATGATATCTTAGAAATACCAACTGCACAAGCTTGTCTAGAAATTATCTCTAGCACAATCGCACAATTACCTATTTATCTTTATAAAGAAGATGATGATGGAGAAATCAGTCGTATGCACGATGATTATAGAGAAAAGTTCTTAAATGAAGAAACAAATGAATTTGAAACTGCTTTTAACTTCAAGAAACATGCAGTTCAACAATATTTACTTCATGGTGTAACTTATGCCTATGTTGAAAAATCAGCAAATGAAATTGTGGCCGTTCATAGATTAGAAGCTGACAAAATGCAACTGGAAAAGAAATATAAACGTGGGTTCATCCTTTCTGATGTTGATTATTCTTACAACGGTGAAGGTGGACAAGCAGAATTTAAAGAACATGAACTGCTAAAAGTATTGAGAGACACTAAAGATGGAGTTAAGGGTTACGGTATTTTAGAATCCGGCAAAAAATTGATTAACACTATCAAAGGTGAATCAACTTACCTTGAAAACATCTATAAAAACGGTGCTTTACCAATGGGTATTCTATCAACTGATGGAAGATTATCTGATGGAACACTTAAATCTATCAAAGAATCTTGGCAAAACATTTACACTGGTGTTCATAATGCTGGTAAAACATTGTTGCTTGAAGAAGGTTTGAAATATCAACCACTTTCATTAAATCCAAACGATTTACAATTGAAAGATAACAAAAAAGACCACCGTTCAGAAGTATGTAAATTATTCAACCTTCCTGAATCATTGGTTAACTCTCAAGCAAACAAATATGCAAGCATTGAGCAGAATAACATTCACTTCTTACAATATTCTATCTCACCAATTCTGAAAGCATTTGAAAGTGCTATTGATAGAATCATGTTGTTGGAAGATGAAAAAGAAGACGGTTATTTCTTCAAGTTTGATGAAGCACAAGTGTTAAGAATGACACAAAAAGAAAAATATGAAACTATCAAGCTTGGACTTGACGCTGGTATTATTTCAATGAATGAAGGCCGTTATGAACTGAATATGAAATCACTTAAAGACGATTTCATGAAGTGGTCATTAGGTAACATTCTATACGATAAAGAGAAATCAACATTGATGATTCCTAACATGGGAACTGTTATGAGTACAGACGGTAAGCTTATTGTGAATTCTAAAGACGGAATGATGGCAAACCCAAATATGAATTCAAATCCGGCTCCTGAAGATAAAGAACTATCTGAAGATACTGAATTAACAAAAACTAAAGAAGATGGAGAACTTGACAATGAATAATGTATTGACTGCATTTGTGGCCATTATTAAGCACATAGTTTTAAACGTTTCAAACTATTCATTTATTATTGGTCTTGCTTTCATTCTTTATTATGTTGCTCACACTTATGGTATACCAACACTTATTCTTAGTGTTGGTGTATTATTGGTAGCTTTTGGATTTTTAATAGAGATTAGCAAGAATAGTAAAAAAAATTCAAAAAATTTAAAAAAGTTTTAAAAAACATGTTAAATTTTCGGCTCAAATCACACATATAGAGTGAAGATGATTTAAGTAGTTTTAAAGGTTTTAAACTATAAAACTATCAAGGAGGTTTCAAACGTGAATCAATTTGAATTGCGTATGATTCCTACCTCAATTTCTACTACTGATGATGGAAAAATGTATTGTGAAGGTTTGGTTAACAAAACTGATTCTTGGTCTAATGAACTAGGTGTTAGTCGAAAGTTCGTAGAGAAGGTTAATAAGGGTGTTTTTACAAGAGCCTTACAATCTGCTCCACGCATTGACTTTTTAGCTGAACACGATACAAAAAGGGTTTTAGCAACAACAGAAAACGGTTCTCTTGAACTGTTTGAAGATGAAGAAGGTTTGAAAATGAGAGCAGAAATTTGTCCTACTTCTTATGGTAGAGACGCATACGCTCTTATGCATTCAGGAATTGTTCGTCACATGAGTTTTGGAATGAAAGTTTTAAAGGATAGTTGGACAAGACGCACTGCTAGTTTATATGAGCGTGTAATTGAAGAACTTGCTTTAGCTGAAGTTTCAGTTGTTAGAAATCCTGCATATTCTCAAAGCGCTATTTCTGCTAGAAATATCGAGATTTTAGAAGATGTAGAAATTCCTTCTGACGTAGAAGATTCTAAGGAGGAAGCAATGGAGCAAGAGAAAAATGAAGTTGTTGTAGAAGCAACAGAATTGAAGGAAGTAGTAGCCGAACAACGTGCTTACTTTGAACCTATCTATTCTAAAGCTGGTGCAATTAACAGATGTTTAGACACTATCACTCAAGCCACTGAATTGATTGCATTCGCAAATGAAAATGGCAGTGATACTAAAATTGTCGGTTCATTACAAGGTGCAATTCAAGCCATTACAGATTACATGATTTCATTAACTATGAATCAACCAAAAGAAGTAACTGTTGGTGACATTGTTGCTGATGTAGTGAGTGAAGTTGTTGATTCTATCGTTGAAGATAGAAGCCAAGAACTTGATGAAGTAGAAATTAAGGAAGAAATTCCGGCTGAAGTAGAATCTGTAAATCCTGATTCTGAAAAAGAAGAAGTGACAGAAGAAGCTACTGAAGTTTCTGAAGATTCCGAAATTTCTGAAGTTAAAGAAGTTATTGAAGACAAGGAAGAAGTCGTTGAAGAAAAACCGGCTACCGACTTTGCTCAATACCGCAACAAAATCAAGGAGGATATCAAGCTATGAATTTAAAAGGTTTGATTGAAAAACGCAACGGTCTTAATGCTGAAGCAAAAGCATTGCTAGACGCTGTTGAAACAGAAAAGCGCTCATTTGAAGGAAGCGAAGACGAAGTTCGTTTTAATCAATTAACTCAAGAAGTTGACGCTTTAGATTTGCAAATTAAGCAACTAGAAAAAGAAAAAACAGAAGACACAGTAGTTGTGTCAGACAAAGAAGAAAGAGGTATGGATATGTCAGTAGAAATTAAAGAAACAGAAGTACGTGGTTTAGAACAGTTCATTCGTGGAACTGAAGGAGAAGAAGTACGTGCATTAAACACATCAACACAAGGTGCGGTAATTCCAACTCACCTATCTGATGAAGTAATCGAAGCATTAGATGAAGTAGCACCATTGTTTGCTAAAGTTCCAAAATTAACTCCTGTTAACGGAACTCTTGAAATCCTACAAGAAGCTTCTCTTGGAGACGCTGGATTTGTTGGAGAAGCAGAAGACTTGGCTCTATCTGATGTAAGCTTCACAAAAGTTAAATTGGAGCAAATCCGTTGTGGTTCTGCTATCGAATTAACTCAACACTTAGTAAATGACAGTGGTATTGATATCGTATCTTATACTAAATCTGCTCTTTACAAACGTTTAGGTTATGCTTTAGACCGTTCAATGATAACTGGTACTGGTACTGGTTCATTCCAAGGTGTTAAAAACGCTGAAAACGTTCAAGAAACTCTTGTTGCTGGTACAGTATCAATTGACGATTTCATGGACTTGCTAAATGCAATGCACCCATCACTACAAGGAAATGCTTCTTTCGTAGTATCTCGTCCATTGTTCAACCAAATGGCAAAATGGAAAGACGCTCAAGGTCACTTCTACCTAACTCGTGATGTAGTTGACGGAAAACCTGCTTACCGTTTATTCGGTCAAGAAGTAGTAATTTCTGATGTAGTTGACGCAGTAGAAGCAGGAAAAATTCCAGCTTACTTTGTAAACCTTGCTGAAGCTTACCGTGGAATGGTTAAGAAAGACGCTTCTCTAACAGAAGTAACTGCTGACCGTTACAACGCTCTTAAAGGTATCAGAACTCTTATTCTTGATATCTATGCAGACGCTAAAATTGTTAACCACCAAGCACTTGTAGCTTTAAAAGTACAAGCTGGCGCTTAATTAATAGTTTAACAAATTAATGGGAAGTCGTAAAGACTTCCTGTTATTTTTTTTAGCCATTTATAGCATTCCCTTTATTTAGGAATCTATTCACAAAGAAGCTAAAAAGGAGGAAATTTCATGAAAGTAAAAATGACAACGGCTCTTGCTGGCAAGGATTTTGTTTTTTCTTTCGGTGAAGTAGTAACTGTTGATGAAAAGTTTGGTAAATCACTTATTAATGGTGGTTTGGCAATGCTTGTCGAAGATGTTACTGAAGTAACTGAAGTAATTGAAGAAGCACCTAAAAAGCCAAGAGGTCGTAAACGAAAGTTGGGCGCTGAATAATGAATGAAGTACCTAAATTTTCGACAATAGACTTACAGTTTGTTAAAGATTATCTTTATGTGGATTTTGAAGATGATGATTTGTTAATTCAGACATTTATTTTTGCAATCCAAGAAGAAATCCTTTCTCAAACAGGCTATACAGACATAGAACAATTGGATAATAGTAGACTTGCTTCAGTAATGTTGCTTTCTATGGTATCTGATTTATATAACACACGTTCAACGACTGCAACTGATGTAAAAATTAAGTTCTCACCTTTATTCTCTCAACTTCAAAAAACTTTGCGTGGTCAAAACAATGGTTATAGAATAGCCACTGTTGATGAAATGACGGAAGAAGAAACTGCTGAATGACCAAGTATTTAAGACAAGGTAAAACGGCAGTTGAAGTTGGAGAACTAAGAGAACGTGTTTCTATTTGTATTAGAAAAACTGAAGTTAATAGAAAAACTGGTATTGAACAACTTGTTTATGAGCCGGTTTTAACTACTAGAGCAAAAGTTATTGGTGAAAGTGGCCGTGAATTTTTAGGTGCTGATAGAGATTTGCAAAGAGTTAGAAAAAGAATCTTTATTAGAAGAAGAAAAGGTCTAAAAGTCACTGAAGACCACTTCATTCTTTATGAAGACCAATACTACACAATCTATGACAAAGAAGATTATGATGTAATGTTCTATGAATTTAGAGTGGAAAGAGTTGAGAAATAATGCCACTAGAAGTTGATTTCTCACAAGTTGAAAGAGCATTGATGGCTCTTGATAAAAAGGCTCGTGGTTCTGCTATTAGGAACTCACTGCTTAAAGGTGCAAATGTGGTTGAAATTGAGATTAAGAAAGAAATTGTTCGTCAAGGTCACAAAGATACTGGTTCCCTTTATAAGAGTATCGGTGTTACTAAAATGACCAACAGGGGAATGTCCAGCACGGTTCGTGTAGGTATTGACCCTAATTCTTTCAACCACAAATCACCAAGAAAAGTAGCAATCTATGGTTTTATTCTACAATTCGGAACCAAGAAAACTGCTGGTACTTACTGGATGACTAAAGCTAAGAACAAATCTTATGATGAATCTAGAAGAGTAATAGCAGAAGAAATTAAAAGGGTGTTGGGATTATGACGGCTTTTGAGAAGGTTTTAGACACCTTAGAATCATTGGGTATTCCAATTGTTCGGAACAAGTATAACGGCCAAGAGAGAAGTTATATCATCTTTACAACTATTGATGAAAACGACACTTTTGTAACCGACAATGAGAGCGAAGGAGAATTAACTTACTTTGCTATCACATACTGGAATGATGGAACTCAACCTGACTTAACTAGAAAAATTAAAAATGCAATGAAAGCAAATGGTTTTATAAAGATTGGTAATCGAGATAACCACGATGAAGGTTTTCATGGAGTTATCTTAGAGTATCAGATTTTACTATGGAATCACGAACTTGATGAAGAGTAAAAAAAAGTCAGTAAAACCAACATTTTATTTGAAAAACATGTTAAATTTTCTGTCCAAAACGCACATATATAGTGGAAGGACAGTTTAAAACGTTTAAAATTCCTTTAAGCAACTTAAAACATCTTCAAACAGTTTTAAACATTTGGTCACACATAGCGTGTGGCCTTATTTAATTTAAAGGAAAATAACAGAAAGAGGTAATCTATTCATGACTACACAACAAAAACGTTTTGGTGGACTTTCCAAAATCCACGTAGCACCACTTAACATTGAAGGAATTTTTGGAACACCAACTGCAATCAAAGGTGCAAAAGCAGTAGAAGGAACACTAAACTATGAATCAATTCAGTTTTTCGCTGATAACAAAATTGATTTCCAAGACTTCAAATTCACTGGTGGAGAAGGAACACTTACTGTAAGTGGTTTAACTCCTGCTGAATACAAACTATTGTTTGGTTCTCAAGCAATCAATGGTGGAGTTGTAGTTAACACTGGTGACGTTACACCTGAATTGGCTTTATTGTTTGAACGTGACGCACTAGGAACAAACGGCAAACGCTTATATGCTATTTATGCAGTTAAGTTTGCACAACCTTCTATCAATGCAACAACTATGGAAGGTTCTATTGAAGAAGAACCAATGGAATTGACTTTCACTATTCGTGAACTTGAAAACGGTGACTTGTACGGTATGGTTGACACAACTGATGAATCCGTATCTGCAACTGTTATTGGTGAATGGTATACAACTGTTCAAACTTCTGAAATGATTTTAGAAGCAATTCCAACAGGCGAATAATGTTTTAGGGCGAAGGATTTCTCCTTTGCCTTAATTTTTCAAATTGAGTTTTTGAAAGATTAAATTCAAAGGAGGAAACAACAATGGAAGAATTTGCTACCGTCAAATTAAAAGGTCAAGAATTCAATGGACTTTTGGATTTTAAAGCATTGAGTTTAATTCAACATAACATGCGAAAAGATTATGGTACTGAACTTAACTTCAGTCAAATCTTTGTTGAAATAGACAAAGAAAATCTATCAGTTATTTTAGAGACAACTATTGTTGCTATTCAACGTGTACACACGCAAATTAAGCGTGAACACATAGAATCAAGGATTGGTTTGAGAGATACACTAACCCTTCATAATTTCATCATGGAATTAGTGGAGAAATCACTCCCAAACGCAGAAATGCAGGAAGAGACAACGGAGGAATAAAAAGCCTTCAAGGTAAGGAAGATGATGATATTTGGGATTTAGATTACCTTCAGTATTGTTGGTATACGATTCTAAAGCGCACTTCTGATTTTTGGGAAACAACCCCAAAATATCTTTTCCTGCAATTAGACGTTCACTCTAAAATTAATGGTTCAGAAGAGAAACAAAAAGAAAAAGAAAATAACGTAGAGTGGATTTAGGACTATTCCTAAGTTCACTCTTTTTTTTATTTATAGAAAGGAGTGTTTAGATGTCTAGTTATGATGATATTGGCGCACTGTCGGTGAGGTTAAACTTACAAACCAATGATTTCAACAAAAAGATATCTGCTATCAACAAAGAAATTAAGTTCTTAGAGCGTGATTTGAAGAGTGCTGGTAAAGGTGTTAAGAACTTTGAAAATAGTTTCACTGGTGTTAATGCAAAAATGCAAACACTCAATAAGCAAATCGCATTAAGCACAACAAAACTTGCTCAACAAAAGACTAGATTTAGAGAATTCAGCACCGAATTAACAACTCAAAGAGCAAAATTAGAAGCACTTAAATCTTCTCATGGCGAACTAAGCACTGAATATAAATCACAAGCTAGATTAGTTTCACAATTAGCTGAAAAAACACGTTCAGTACAAAGTGCTATTAGAACAACTGAAGGTGCTTTGAGAGAATATAATGCTGGTCTTAAAGACGCACGACAAAAAATGAGAGATATGGGTAACTCCACTAAGACTTTTGAACAAAAGTTAAGAGCGCTTCAAGAAGAAGCAAAGGTTACTTCCACTTCATTTAATCAAATGGCAAACTCAATGAGCAATGGTTCATTTGGTAGAGCAAGGGTTGAAATGGAACGTCTTTCTAGTTCTATTCAAGACGCAAAAAGGCAAGTTTCTTTATATGCTAGTGAGATTCAAAAAATGGAAACAAACCAAACTAAAGCTGGAAACAAAATTAAAAGTTTAGGTAATGATATTAAATCAACTGCTAATAAGCTTAAAGAAGCAAAACGCACTTATGGTGAAAATTCTGAAGAAGCACAAAAATTAGCAAATAAGTTGATGGAATTGAAAACTAAGCTTGCTCAAACTAGAAATGAACATGATGAAAATGCTAGTGCTATCAGAAGACATAGAACTGCAATGAATGAGTTAAATGGTTCTGCTTCACAAATGCAAAGCCGAATGAGAGACCTTCCTTTTAACACTGTTGCTTCTAGACTTGATACTCTAGGAAGTTCAATGAGAAACATAGGTACGACAATGGGAATTACTGTTGGTGTGCCATTGGCTATGTTAGGAACAACGGCAGTTAAAACTTTTGCTGGTTTTGAAGAATCTATGGATAAAGTTAAAGCCGTTTCCAATGGTACAGAAGAACAAATGTCCATCCTTACAGAACAGGCTAGAGATTTGGGAAGAGAAACACAATTCTCGGCTACACAGGCCGCAGACGCAATGGGATTCTTGGCAATGGCTGGTTTTGATGTAACTTCAACTTATGAAGCAATGCCACACGTTTTGAACTTGGCAAAAGCTGGTTTAATGGACTTGGCAAAAACTGCTGATATCACTTCAAACGTTATGACTGGTTTTGGTCTTCAAGCCGAAGATATGGGGCATATAACAGATACAATGGCTTATGCTTCCAATAACTCCAATACAAGTATCGAACAATTGGGTGACGCTATGGTTTACTTAGCACCTATTTCTCAAACTTTAGGATTGTCTCTAGAAGACGTTTCTTCAGCAGTAATGGCTATATCTGATAATGGTATTCAGGGAGCAAGAGCAGGAGCCGCATTTTCTACTTCTCTTGGCCGATTGACTAAGCCAACCAAGCAAATGAAAGAAAAAATGAAAGAGTTAGGACTTAGCTTCAAAGATTCAAGTGGAGAAATTAAGCCACTTTATCAGATTGTTGATGATTTGAATAGTAAATTAAAAGGCCAAACAAAAGCTTCTAAAGCTAATGCAATCGCAACTCTTTTCGGTGCTGAAGCTACACGACATTGGGCTTCCTTGTTGAATGTTGGTTCAGAAAAATTAGAAAAGAATGCAAAAGCTATGAATCATGTTGATGGAGAAGCTAAAAAAGTTGCTGATACAATGGCAGACAACTTAGCTGGTTCCTTCAAAGAAATGCAATCTAAGATTGAAGATTTCTTAATTACAATGGGTGAATCTATGGCTCCAACTATCCGTGATATCGCTGATAAAATTGGTGCTTTAGCTGACTGGTTCAGAACATTATCTCCTGAAACACAAGCACTTACAGTAAAAATGGGTGCTTTAGCAATAGCACTTCCATTAGTTTTAACAGGTGTTGGAATGGTTACTTCAGGACTTGGTGGACTTGTTAGAGGTTTCCAATTAATTAATGGTGCTGGTGGTAGGATTTTAGGATTGTTCACACGTATGGGTACTGGAACAACTGGAACTGCAAGTCTTATGACTAGAGCATTGCCATTGTTGTCAAATCCGTGGGTTTTACTAGCAGGAGCAGTTGTTGGTGCTTCAACGGCAATCTATGTGTTCAAAAAGAATGCTGATAAACGATTCAAAGAAGTAAATGAGAGTGCTAGAAAACATATTACTGGTGTTGGTAAATACTTTGAAAAAGACTTACCTATGTTCATGGATGAATTCAAGACTGATATGAATTCAATTGAATTCTTTGATAAAGGTACAACAAATAGACTAAATCAAAGTATGGACAACTTGAAAAAAGTAATGGAATCCGGCAAAGGTAACATTACTCAAATTTACGGAAACATGGTTGAAGAAATTGGCGCAAACATGGATGATGTTCCTAAAGAAATGCGTGAATCAGTTGTACAAGGTTTTGTTGATTTTGGTGAAAACTTGGCTAGAGAAGGTAAAATCACGACAAAACAGTTTGAAGAATGGGTAGACGAATTAAACAAAAAGGCCAAACTAAAAATTGAAATAGATACTAAAGCTATTGATGATTCACGAAAAGCTGGATTCTATTTTGATGATTGGACAAAAGCCATGCAAGAAAATGTTGGTTCCGGCATTCAAGCTTCATTCAAGGACATTGAACAAACTTTAGGAAATATGAATGATGTATTCGTTAAAACTAAAGATATGGGTATCAATGAGTTTACTTCATTAGCAGAAGGTATTGCTACACAAGTTGCAAGCATGGGTGGAAGTTTTGAAAACAAAAAAGCTATTTTCAGTTCTTTTGTTGACCAAATGTACGACACTTTGAATCCTGAACAACTAGCAGTCCTTTTAACAAGCTTCAGTGATGAATTGAAACTTGGAACTGAAGGAATGACAAATGTTAATAAGCAATTCTACGATAGTTGGACTTCTGCTGATAGACAAGGTAAAGAACAACTCATGACAAGCTTTGACGCATATATTGAGAAAATTGGCGGTGTTTCATTCTTGATGGGTGAAAACTTCAATGCTATCACTGCACAAGATGGCGCATTTTGGGCAAGTTATATTGAATCTGTTTCTAAAAACGGTGGAGAAATTGTTAGTAAATCTCACAATTTTGTAACTCAATATGCTCAAACCTTGCTGGAAACAGGAGACCCACAAATGATTGCTGGTGGTCTTCAACAATTGAACAACTTTGTTGCTCATTTGGTTACAACTGGTGCAATTACTGCTGGTGAAGCTAAGAAGATTGTCTCTAGTATCAATGGTGAACTAGACAACGTTTCTCCTGAAGTTACAACGGCTATCAAAGCTGATATTTCAAACTTTGACGAAGAAAAAATAGCAGTATTGGTTGCAATGGGGTTGCTTGATAAAGAAGAAGCCGTTGCAAAAATTAATGCTGATACTAAAGACGCTTTGAAAAGAATGGAAGAATTAAAGAAAGAAGGAAAGCTAACTAAAGAAGGAGTAGAAAAGGAAAAAGCCAAAATTGACGCTGATAATAAAAGCGCACTCACAAAGTTGGATGATGTAATAGCAAGAGTTAAAAACATACCTACTTCTAAAAGTGTAGGGATTTCTGTCCTATATACTGAAAAAGGTAAGCCGGCTACTCTTGGCGGTTACAAGGCCACAATTAAAGGTGATAGAAGTATGGAAGCTAATAATGAAGGTTATACTCAAGCAGTTCAACCACAATTTGGCTATTCTTATAATACTTCACCTTATGAAACTAGAGACTTTAGTTTTTCAGAAGCTTATGCGCCACAAATGATTGCTTTCAATGATTCTGCTAGTGCAATGAGAGCAACTTTAGATAGTTTGGATTATAACAGTTCTTCACTTTACAAGCCACAACGTAAAGAAGAAAGAAGTATCACTATTTCAAATCCAAATGATTCAGCACTATTATCCATGATGGGTAATATGGTTGAAAGTGTTATGGCACTGGCTCAAAGAACAAACACAATTGAAGCTAATCTATACCTAGATGGACAGAAAATGAAATCTAGAATGGAAAAGTTAGAAAGCCGAAAAAGTAGATTAGCAGGAAACTAATTAGAGAAGGGATTTATTCCCTTCTTTTTTTATGTTTATTTTTAAGGAGGAAAAATTTATGGGTTACGAAGTAAATTATAATGATGTAGCATTACATGAATTCATGGGAATTCTAAAAATTAGAAGAAGTATTCTTCCTGAAAGAACAAACTTTTCTAGAAAAATACCTAGTGTCTATGGTGAAGTTTATACTGGTTTCACTTATTCTCCAAATCTAATTTCAATGGATTGCTATATTACTGCTGAAAATTATGAAGACCACATGGAACAACTTAGAATTATTGGTGACTTATTGAATGTTACTGAACCAGCTAAATTGATTGCTAGTGATGAACCTGACAAATTTAATTATGCAGTATTTAATGGTAGTTTAGAGGTTGAAAGAGTTGGATATCATGGAACATTTACAATTGAATTTGTTTGCTATGACCCTTTTGCTTATGCAATTGAACCAGCAGACGCATTCATTGATGAAAAGAAAGTAGTTCAAATTCATAATGGTGGTAGTATGCCAACACAACCAGTAGTGAATGTAAACTTCCATAATACTGCTCATTTCTTACAACTTACAAACTATGCTGGTGAAACTGTCCTTATTGGTGACAGACCTGACGCTGACAAACCAAATGGTTCAGGAACAACTAAAGTCCTTAGTGACAATTGTGAATCTATGGCCACTTGGACACCAGCAGGAAATGTTCTAGACGCTGATGTACACCGTGAAGTAATGGGTAACGTAGCAATTAACGCTGGTGGTTATGCTCTTTATTGTAACGATTTTGGAACTTCTGATTTAGGTTGGCATGGTGGAGCAGTAAGAAGAAACATTGGCCAAAATGTCAGAAACTTTGAAGCTAGAGTTTATATGCGACTTAATTCTGTTGGAGATATTAATGGAACTGGCTCAGGTAAAACCGCACCATTAGCAAGTGCATTCTATGATATCACTGCAAAGACTTTAACTGTACGTGCTGGTCGTGGAAACGATTTCAAAAGTCTTGGAACCTTGAAAAAAGGAAAAAGAGTTGAAGTTTCTAATATCAACAAGAATTGGGGATTAATTTCCTTCAATGGACAAGTTGGTTTTATCCATTTGCGCTATGCGAAGAAATACAATCCACCTATTCCACCAATTAAAGGTGATAAATATGAATCAACAGTGAAATGTGTTGTTCGTCAAAGTGCAAGTAGCAAATCTAAAATTTTGACTACTGCTAAAAAGGGAACAAAAATCACTCTAGAAGCAATTTCAGGCCATTGGTTAAAAATGTCTGTCAACGGTAAAACTGGTTGGTCTTATATCAACTACTGGAAAAGGACTTCACTTGCTTCAAGAGCAGGAGAAACCAACCCCCTACCTGTTACCGGCTATGACCCAAATACTTCCACTGAAAATCAACGTGGAAGAATAGAAGTTTATGGTTTTGACGCTAATGGACAGAAACTATTCAAGTTTGTATTTAGAGATTCTGAATACTACTATGAGTACACTCAACCTGAAGTTTGGATTGGTAATGATAAAGTTATCCAAGATGGAAAAACACAACCACCAGCAAATGTAGGTTTAGTGAAAAACAGTGATGGAAAATATGTTGAAAAATCTATTGATAGTGGCAAATTTGGAGACTGGAATGATTCTTCTGCATGGTTCACTGTTGCTAGAACAACTGATTCTAAAGGTAGACAAGTTTGGAATGCGAAGGTTGAAAAGGTTGATGGAGATAAAGTTGTTAAAACACTTAAAACTAAATCAATCACCAAATCTAGTTATCCTACTGGTGACTTGAACAATATCGTTGTTTGGTTTGGCCAATACAATGACAACATTGTTTGTGAAACTATGACAGTTAACCACGTTTATGTTTATGACAAAAAGCCGGTCAAAGCTGAAGAAAACCAACCTATCTTTGAAGCTGAAGATGAATTAGTAGTTGATTTTGAGCAACAAAAAGTTTACTTGAATGATATTGAATATATGGAATCTGTTGATATCGGTTCTCAATTCTTTAGTTCTCCAAGTGGTGAATCTCAATTCATTGTGGTGACTGATGATGAAGACGCTGATGTTAATGTGACTTATACAGAAAAATGGCTCTAAACGTTTAAAACGTTTTAGGTTGTTTAATAGGGTTTAAAACACTTTTTCTTAATTGTTTAAAGGTGTTTAAAACCCTTTTCTTTTTTATTCTACCCATAAAAGAAGAATTTTATTTGAAAAAGTTTGCGAAAAGTTGTTAAATTTTCGGCTCAAAACACACATATAAGATGAAGGAGGAAACGGCCAATATGCAATTATATATTTTAGACCAAGATGGAATCACAAAAGGAACCCTAACAAGTGACGCTCAAACATTACTTGCTACTCCCTTTTTTGATGATGAATATGTACAAGACTTAGAAACCGGTGCAGAAACATTCACATTTTCTACATTAACAAAATCACCGCAAGCTAGAAATTTAACAGTTGGAAACTATGTTGCATTTCAACATAAAAAGGAATACAAACTATTCCAAGTAACTGAAGTTTCTGATGAACACGGTGAAGATTTTGTTACTACTGCTTATTGTGAGATGGCTGGTATTGAATTGATTAATGAAGTATTGAGACCAAGAACTTTTGCTTCAGTAAACGTTCGTCAATTCATGACAAGTGCATTGGAAGATACTGGTTGGTTAGTTGGATTCATTGATAGTCGTATAGTTGAAGTTTACACAATTGAACTTGAAGATTATGGAAGTGTTTATTCTACAATCCAAAAACATATATCTGAAACTTTTGGTGGTGAACTGGCTTTCCGTGTTGAATATAGCAAAGGGAAAATTGTTGGAAAATATGTTGATGTTCATTATGAACGTGGAGCATTTTCAGGTTTCCGTTTTTCTTATGATAAGAACATGGATAGTGTTAAACGTTCGGTTGATTCTTCTGAATTAGTAACGGCCTTAATTGGTGTTGGTAATGATGGAATCACATTCAAAGAAGCTTCAGCAAGCGACAAACCTTTAAACCAAGATTGGATTGGTGATGAAGACGCTTATAAACAATGGAACAAAAATGGTAATCATATTTTTGGAATCTTTGAAGCAGATACAAGTTCACCAGTTGAATTATTGAAGCTTACTAGAGAAGAACTAGTAAGAAGAATTACTCCTAAATTCACTTATGAGTTGGGTGTTCAATTACTAGGCCAAGATATCGCTGATATTGGTGACACTGTTTATGTAATTGATAATGATTTTACACCAGCAATTCATTTGTCTGCAAGGGTTAACCAGTTAAAGCTTTCTTTCACTGACCCTAGTTCAAATGAATGTGTACTGGCAAACTTTAAGGAAGTTAAATCTAAAATCACTGATGAAATGAGAAAGATAGCTTCATTGATTGATAGTAAATTTCCTATTGGTTCTGAAAGCATTCAGGATGGAGCAGTAACAGGTGATAAGGTTGCTCAAGGCGCTCTAACAGGAGACCATATTCAACCTGACACATTGATTGCTGACCACATCAAAGCTGAACAAATTCAGACTAAACACCTTGAAGCTGAATCAGTTACAAGTGACAAAATCAAAGCAAATGAGATTGAAACAAAGCACTTGAAAGCTAAATCTGTTACTACTGAAATTCTTCAAGCTGGTTCCGTTGTTTCAGATACTATTGCTACAAAAGCAATTACAACTGAGCATCTATCAGCAGAATCAGTTGAATCAGAAAATATTAAAGCTGGTGCAATTGATACAATTCATTTACAAGCTGAATCTGTATCTGCAACAAACATTCAAGCTGGTGCGGTTACTGCAACACATATTAAATCTCAATCTATTGATACTACACATCTTAAAGCTAATATCATAACTTCTGATATTCTGCAATCCAATGCAATTCTAGCTAGGCACATATCAGCAGGAGCGATTGGAACAACTCAATTACAAGCTGGTTCTGTTACTGGTGAGAAAATGGTTATCGCAGACGCTTTCATTAAGAACGCTATGATTGAAAGTATTTCAGCTAGTAAACTTACTGCTGGTGAAATTGATACAAGCAAAATCACAATTAAATCTCCAAGTGGTAATATCATTATTGCTGATTCTACACAACAATTTAGAGACGCTGAAGGAAATGTTAGGGTTCAAATTGGTGAAGATGAAACTGGACAATTTAATTTCCTTGTACTTGATGAAGCTGGAACTGGTGTAATTATTGATTCTGATGGAATCAAAGAAAGAGCCATTGCAGACGGTTTAATCAAGAACAAAATGATTGGTAACAAAGAGATTGACGGAACTAAAGTCAATGTTAACTCTCTTGTATCGACAATCAACAATGAAGGAACAACTTCATTAAAAGGCTCAAAAGTAGTATTAGACACTGTTGGTCAAAGTTTGGAAGTAGCTTTCAATGAAATGAAAACTAAAACCAACGCTACTGAAGATTCACTAGAAACACTTACAACTGATTTTGAAATGGAGCAAGGTAGAATTACAACTGCTATCGAGAATACAAAAGTTGTTAAGGACGGCCAAACTCTTCTTTTGAAGGATGAACATACAAAACTGGAACAAACAGTTAATGGAATTTCTACAAAAGTTGGCGGTATGGAAACAACAATTTCCAATACTTCTAAAAAGGTTACAGATGTTGAAAGTGAGTTAAACGTTCAAAAAGGACTAATTGAATCTAGTGTAACTAGAGACGAATTTGAAGCTTTAGAAATCGGTGGAAAGAACATTCTAAGAAAGACTTCAAAAGATTTCAAGAGTGTTACTTTTGCAGGATGGGATAATTACCTTTATACTCTTCAATTTGCTGACTATGATTTAAAAGCTGGCGATATGTTGACTGCAAGAATCTATTTAAAACCAACTGCTCAAGAAGCAAAGGTTCATTTAGATTTTAGAAATGCAAGTGGCTCACAATATAGACAGTATTTTGGAAATGTCATTGCTGGTGGACAAGAAGGATATTCTGAATTAACGGTTGAAATTCCTGCTACTGCTGGAAATGGAGAAGCAATAACTAAGGTTCAGCTTTCTATTAGACATAGCGCTGGAACAACACCTTCTGATACAGTGCAATATAAAGAACCGAAGCTTGAGAAGGGTACTATTGCAAGTGATTGGACACCGGCTCCTGAAGATATTGAAGAAGCGCTGGCTAGTCTAGAAATCGGTGCAAGAAACTTGGCAAGGAATAGTAGTTTTGCTAAAGGTGCTTTAGGTTGGAGTACCTATTCAAGTGGTGCAGTATTGGCCATTGAAGATGATACGAATTCTCCAAGTGGTAAAGTGGCACACGTTAAAGGGTTTGGTGGCTATTGGTATCCATATCAAAGTCTTACAGTTCCTTTAGAAAATGGTAAGAATTACACTGTTTCTGTTACTGCAAAAGGTAGTGGAAATTTACGTTTTGGTTGGGAAGGACAAGTTAAACTTGTCACACTAACAAGCGAATATAAGGTGTATAGTTACACTTTCACTTGGAACGGCAACAATAAAAACTTCTCATTCTATGGAGAAAACGCAAGTGCAGATGTTTATTACCATTCTATTAAAATTGAAGCTGGTGATAAAGCAACTGGTTATACTCCTGCTTTAGAAGATGTTCAAGAAGCTATCACTGGAATTAATGTTGGTGGAACGAACATTGCAAGACACACTGACTTTACTATTGACGGTGTTGTTGACAAGTGGATAGGTTGGGGTTCAAATAGCAATGCTTCAAAAATAGCAAATCTCACTCTAACAAGTGGAGAAGCTATGAGTTTCTTAGAAGTGCGTTCTGTTACTGGTGGATTAACGGCTGGAACTGAATTTGGTCTTGTTAATAAAGCAGTTTCAGGTGAATATTTCTCAACTGTCGCTGATAAAGAATATACAATTTCTTTCCTAGTTGCAGTTCATCCTAACGCTAATATGGATATGGGTTTCACATATCTAATCAATGATGGAGGAACTAACCAACGCATTGAAATCACCGATGTAACAAAAGGTGAACTTTATGGAAGCTTCACTTCACCGTTTGCTTTGAATGTGTATAAATATAGTTTAACTTTTAAAGCAAAATACACTCATTCAGCAGTTAGATTGTTGATTGGTAACAAGGTAAGTAAAGACCTTACAACAACTAATCATGGGTTGATGTATGTGGCAAAACTAAAACTTGAAGAAGGAAATAGAGCAACTTCTTATTCTCCATCACCTGAAGATTTAAAAACAAGAATTAGTTCTGCTGAAACTAGAATTTCTCAAACTGAAAGAGATATATCTTTCACTGCAAAACAAGCAACAGTAGATACTATCAATAGTAGTCTTGGAAGTGTTACTAATAGAGTGACTGCTACTGAATCTAGATTGAATATTGCTGAAGGTAAAATTGAAGGAACTGTTTCTAAAACAGAACTTACAAGATTACAAAATGCTGGAAACAATTTAGTTCTTGATTCAGGATTTGAAGAAACTGATGTTTGGGGTTCAAAACTTACTACTGAAAAATATTTAACTGGTAAAAAATCATTAAAAGTAGTGGCCAATGGTGGAATTCAAGATATCTATTTAAATAGCACGAAGACTTCTGAAGGTAGAGTTTATTATACTGAAGTTTGGGTGTTGGCTGGACAAGCAACATGGAGTGGTGGAGTAGCTTTACAAGCTTCATTGTTAAATTCTACAACCAACGTTTTGTCTTATCCTTCTGTGCAATATCTTCCTGCAAATGGTGGGCAAACTTGGACAAAGCTTTCAGGATATATAACTATTCCTAAAGGCTATGATTTATTGAGAGTGCGTTTATCCGTAAGAAATGACGCTACCAACGGTGCAGTCTTCTATTTTGACGATGCTCTAGTAGTTGACGTTACTGATTCTAAACTTTCTGCTGATGAATTAAGTGGTAAGATTTCAGCGCATGAAACTAGAATCACACAAACTGAAAAGGATATTACTTCAAAAGTATCTGAAACAGATTTTAACGGAAACATGATTGCTTCCTTGATTAACCAAACTGCAACAACTGTTACAATCAGCGCTCAAAAATTGAATCTTAATGGTATGCTTAACATTTCTACTTTTGACAGTGCAACACAAGCAAAAGTAAATAATGGTAACACTGCTAAAGCAACTTTAGATTCTAAAGCTAGTACATGGGATTCAGCAAAAACAACTGCTGATACTGCCAAGTCTACTGCTGACACTGCTAACAGTGTGGCAAATACGGCCAAATCAACTGCCGATACTGCTAAATCTACTGCTGATACGGCAAAGAACACTGCTACTACTGCAAGTACGACTGCCAATACTGCTAATAATACGGCAAACACTGCTAAGTCTACTGCTGACACTGCTAATGGTACTGCTAATACTTTGAAAGGTATCGTGACAAACTTTGACGCTTCATTGATTAATACAAACCCAATCTTCCTTGATTGGACACAAACTCTTCCTGCTGGATATTCAAGTTTTTCTACTAACGGTGGTTCAACAATGAGTAAAGTGACTTCAGGAAATGGAATGGGTAATGCAGTAAAAATCAATGCTCCTGCTGGTTCTACAAGTGCGTTCCTTACTCCTACACAAGTAACAGACAAACCATTTGCTCAATACATGACAGTGGAAGCAACTTTCATGTTAGAAAGTGGAGCAATTGACGGTGCTGGTATCTTGTTGAGATATAATACTGGCTCTACTTACACTGATACGAAATTCCATTTCAAAGATGTGTTGTCAACTCCTATTGCTGGTAAGTGGTATACAGTGTCACAAGTGTTCAAGTTCTCAACTGCAACACAACCAACAGGATTTACCGGCTATCAAATTTACCCAATGGCTTCATGGAATGGATTTGTTTCTGCTCCAAGTGCTAAGGTAATGCAATTTGATTCTGTTAAAGTAAGACCAGCAACAGACCAAGAGATTAAAGCAGTTGAAGCGAATTCCGATACTGCACGATGGAAGTCTACAAACAGTACAACAATTAACGGTGCAATGATTGAGACAGGTTCTATTACTGTTGACAAAATTAAAGCTGGAACAATTGATACTGCAAGCATTAAAATTCGTGGTGGTAGTTCAACAGTCTACACTTTGATTGATGGAGCAAACTTTGAATCTGCTGGTACTTTCACTAGAACTTGGCAAGGTGCAACAAAAACTCATAATATCAAAATGAGATTTGAAAATGGTTATCTAAGAGCAAGAAATGATACTGAACAACGCTCACTATATTTCTCTGATTTTGGAATTTCAACTTATGCTGATGGTGTTGGTAACGATGACGCTTCAGGTACAATTGAATTCTTCTCAACTAAATATAGCACTGCAAAAGGTATCACAATCCAGTCTACTTATGGTGTTGTGGCTTTGCGTTCTGAACAAAATAGAATTGTTTTGGAAGCAAATGCAACAGTCCATCTAGAGAGTGAAGTTGCTTCTGTATTTATCAGACCATTCAAAAATACTCGTAATGGTAACAACGTATTCAACTTTTGGATTAAAGAGAATGATGATGTTGGAGCCACTGATGGAGTGCTTTATTATGGTTCAGATATCAATGGCTATGGTAGTGGATTAAGGTTCTCTAAATCTTCAGTAGGCGGTGCTAAAATCTATGCTACTGACGGTAATGGTGGTATGGGTAGTGGCCACTTTGTAGCTGAAACTTTCAGGGGCGCATTAATGACTGAAAGTACAAACGCTTATATTATGGTTGATGATGCTATGAGGGTAACTTCAAAAGCTGGTTATAACGGCGGAAATCCTTCCTATCGTGATATTCAAGCTAGAGATATCCAAGCTAATAGCATTCGTTTGTTAGATACAAGTGGTAGCAGTGACTTCTATATCGGTGTTTCAGGTAATGAGTTAAGGGTTACAAATAACTTATTTTGGAACAATGGAAGCACAACTTACAGACCAATTAGAGCAGATAACTTCTATGGTGGAGGAAGTAGCAACACATTATTCCAATCTCCACAATCAGCAATCTTGGAATCTAAAACTAATGAAGTTTATGCTCGAAGCAACAATGAGTTGAGGGTAACTAAACCTGACACATATAGCACTTATGTTCCTGTTAGAGCGTCTGCATTTAACACTGGTTCTAAAGAGGAGTATAAGCAAGATATCGTAAAACACACTGACAGTGCGTTGGAAGTTATCAATGCTTCTACAATCTATGATTACCGTTTGAGAGCAGAAGTCGCAGATGGGAAAAATAAAATGCGTATGGGATTAGTCATTGGAGAAGGTTATAACACTCCTAAAGCAGTAATTGATGGAGACGGTGTTGAGCAGTACACAATGAATAGTTTATCATGGGTAGCTATCCAAGAGTTAAGCAAAGAAAACACGGCCTTAAAGGTTGAAAATGACGCTCTAAACAGAAGACTTGAAGTGATTGAAAAATATCTCTTCCAAAAGGATGAAGTTTGAGAGAGCAAGAGTGAGGTAGGACTATTAAATGTCCTACCTTTCTTATTAGATAAAATTATAAACATACTATAAAAATTTGAGAGGATAAATTAAAAATGAAAATTGAAATCGTGAGTGTAAATATTGATTATAGTGGTGGAATGATTAATGGAGTAGTGGTGAACTTCTTTGGAAGTTACGCTAAGTCAGGCAATCTAAGTGTGAATGGAAATATCCCTTTGACTTTCCCTGAATACAGTGCAAATGCTGGTGTTGAACAATTAGAAGCATTGGTTAAATCTAAAATTGTTACAATCATTGAATCAGAAGTAACAGTAGAACAAACAGAAGAAGTTTAATCTAAAGGAGACTATTGAATCATGAAAGAAATGAAATTAGACGCAAATGTATTGATAGAAAGACAAAAAGTAGAGATTCATAGATTGATTGATGAAAGACTTTTACTAGAAACACAAGTGCAACAAATGGATGGATTGCTTAAAGAGTATCAAGAAAACATGCAAAAGTTAAAAGAAGAAAACGAAGGATTGCGTTCTAGAATTTCTTAAAAAACTTTGTCATTTCTTGTTAAAAAAAGTAGCTAGAACACACATATAAGATAGGTAGGGATTTTATTTCCTACCTATTTTTAATTTCAAGGAGGAAATTTATAATGACAACATTTAAAGATTATGCAATTTCAAGTGGACATGGTAAATATGTTCGTGGTGCAAAAGGTTATATTGACGAAGTAGACGAAGCACGTAAAGTAGTTTCTAAAGTAGTTGATTTACTTCAAGAACGTGGTTGTAAGGTTAAAGAAATCCATGACAATACTTCTAAAACTCAAGCACAAAACGTTATTGGAAAAAACAGTTATTTGGTTAGAACACACAATGCTCAAAATCGTCAAATTGATATCAGCGTTCACTTCAATGCTAACAGAACAACTTCTAGTCCAATGGGAACTGAAGTTTACTATTATAGCAATGATATGAAAAAAGTAGCTTCTGATTTAAGTTCTGCAATTGCTAAAGCTGGCGGTTTTAAAAATCGTGGCGGTAAATGCGAGAAAGATTTGAGTTTCTTAGCGAACACTGCTAAACCAGCAATTCTTATCGAAGTATGTTTTGTTGATTCTAAAGCAGACGCAGATTTATATAAAAAGAACTTTGATAAAATTTGTGAAGCTATTGCAAAAACATTGAGTGGTAAATCTGCACCAAAAAAGGAAACTCCTAAACCAGCAACACCGGCTAAATCAGGTAGTTACAAGGTAGGTTCTTTCCAAAAACAAGTTCAAATCACAACTGAATTGAATGTTCGTTCAGGCCGTGGTTCTGAATTTAAAGTTTTAGGTGCTTTCAAAAAGAACGCTAAGACTTCAGTTTGGTACATTGATAAATCAAAAGATGGCGCTCTATGGGGTTCTGTAACTTTCAATGGTAAAACTGGTTATGTCAACATGGCATATACAAAACAAGTTTAATAGTCTTTTAAACGTTTAATTTTTCTAGGGTTTAATATTGTTTTAAACTCTAGATTTATTCTATGTTTTAAAGTGTTTAAAACGATATTGTTTTGATTTGTTTAATGTTGTTTTAAACCTTAAATACCTAAATAAGCTGAAAGGAAAATGGAACATGGTTGAGCAAGCTGTGATAGATTTATTTACTAATGTCGGCTTTCCTGTTGCTTGTGTCGTTGCTTTAGGCATTTATCTGAAGAATACCAATGAAGCTTTTAGATTAGACGCAAAGGAAAGAGAAGGCCATTATCGTGAACACCAAAAAGAAATGGTTGGCAAGCTTGGTGAGATATCGGAAACAATCGTTAAGATAAATGACCGGCTAGACAGTATTGAAGAACGTGTATATGACAATAAAGAAGACTGATAATTCAGTCAATAAAAGATATATTTTAGTGGAAGAAAAAAGGAGCAAACTTATGCCACACGAGACTAGAAAAGAATGGTTTAAAAGAATGAATTTTTTAATCATTCTACTTTACATCTTAGGTTGCCTATCGTTAAAGAAAAACAAATATTCATCTCTAGGAACTAAACGATTTGGAATTTATCTTAGAGTAATTCATCCTTTAAGCTGGATTGTTATTGTTTTTTCTATTTTGAGATTTGGATTCAACTCTGAAACTTGGTCTTTATTAAAAGAAGAATCAGTGTGGTTTTATTAATTAAAAATGACCCACATTAGGGATAAATTCTATATAACTCCTTTGTAAATCAAATTATTGGAGTGAATAAAATGAATGAAAAGTTTTTCAGAAGAGATTTAGATTATTATGCAATTATCCCTAATGAGGTTAATGGAATAACTACTTATGATATAGGTGAGTTTAAAGACAGTATGTACACACCTGAACCTTATTACACATATGATTTAAGTTTGCCTTCTATTGAAATAGCAAAAGTAATGTGTAAAGCAACGGTAGAAGCTTTTAATGACGGAAGAGATAGTTGTGAGTGTTTCTAATGACAAAATTATATAAAGTAGAACTATATGTTGTTGACCACAATGGTTTTTTTGAAGGAGACAATTTAAAGCACGAATTTGATAGATTTGCCGACAGAATGGATTCAACTATCAAGCTTTCAAAGGTTCAAGAATCTCCTGAATTTGAATTTGATGATGATATGAAAATCAACAGTATTCATGCAACTGATAAAGATTATGAAGATTTGTTGAATAGTATGAATGAAGAATGTAAAGAGAAAGGCCATGATTGGACACTTTATGTTGTTAAATCAGGATTAGGTTTTTCAAGTCATGATATAGAACAAGCAGGATATTGTGAGCGTTGTAGTTATGACACACATGGAGAGTATAAAAAGTGAACGTTTATAACTTTTTGTCGTCGAATGTTCGTGTTATATCATTCTTGTTCTCCATCATATGGACACACTTAAAATTAATAGTTCGCAAATGAGGTAGGAATTAATTTTCCTATCTCTTTTTTTTATTATGGGAAAACCCACCACAAAATCTTAGAAAGGATTGTATTTCATGAGTAAAAAAAGAGTACAAATTTTTAATCAAGAAACTTGGGATAATGAAGTAAGAAAAGAAAACAAAGATATCCTAAATGACTATATATTGGAAATGAAATCTAAACGTAAAGCTGAAAAAACAATTGAGCAATATGTGTTCGACATAAAGATGTTCCTAGTTTGGGCATGTGATGAACTAGACAACAAATCAGTTCTAAAAATGAAAAAGCGTGATTACAGACGTTTCTTCTTAGGTATGCAAGAACGTGGTGCTTCAGCTTCAAGAATCAATCGTGTTCAATGTTCACTAAGAAACATGCTTGAATTTTGCGCTCAAGATGATGATGAATATGAAGACTATGAAATCAACGTTATGCGTAATATCAAAGGTGTTCCAAAAGAAGCAGTAAGAGAAATTTTCTTTTTGGAAAATGACCTTGTTGATAAAATGATTAATATTCTTGTTGAACGTCAAGAATATCAAAGAGCATTATATCTATGTCTATCATTTGAAAGCGCAGGAAGACGCAATGAAGTTCATCAAGTTCTAAAAACTGACTTCTTAACAAATTCTCGCACAAATGAAGTAGTAGGTAAGCGTGGTAAGAAGTTCACACTTCTATACTTTAACCGTACTAAAGAGATTGCTAAACTATGGTTTGAGCAACGTGGAGAAGATAGCATTCCAAGTCTCTTTGTAGTCGGCAAAGGTGCAAGCAGAAGACCAGCAAGTTATGAAACACTTTATGACTGGTGTGTTGCTTTGCGTGATGTTTATGAAGAAGTAGCTGGAACTTACATGGAATTTAACCCACACTCATTCAGACATAGTGCTTTAGAATGTTATGGTGACGGTACTCATTGGGTACTTAAAGAAATGAATAAAAAATCTTTACCAATTGAAGTTCTAAAAGTATTAGCAAACCACGATTCAATTGAAACAACACAAGGCTATTTGAAAAATAAGGATGAAGCTATCCTTAATGAAGCTTTCGGCCTTTAAGAAAACTAGGGATGATATCAATAGATATTGTCCTAGTTTTTTTTATGCCCATTTTAGGATTCCAGCCAATTAGGAAACTTTGGTGAACCTAGAGTTGTTTTTCTAGCCACTTCCACAACCATATTTCTTAATACTCCACAATAATAGTGTTTAATATCTTCAAATACCTTTTTCACTCTATTCTGTTGCAATGATAATAATGTAGTTTTAAATGCTTTCTCTATGAAACTTTCGGATTCTTTAACTGAAAGATTTTTATTATACTTATGTATAGTTCTATCCGTTACTGTATATAATGTATCTATATCAGCTATTCCTAAATATGGTTTAGTTAGCTTTACGAAAGAATTAGGGATATAGTCAGGAAGAAAAGTTTCATCTAATTCTATATTCTCTAATTGCGATTCCTTTTTATTATTTATATGGGTAGGGATTGGTAAAACATAGGTAGAAACATTTTCTTGGCCTTCATCCTTACTCTCCGTTGGGATTGGCTCGATATCAGCTTTCGGTTCTGCTTTCGGTTCTGCTTTCGGCTCAAAGTTTAAAAAAGAAGAAATGGCCTTGAAATTAGGGTGTGACTTAAAGAAGATTACCCATTTGCCATTACCGTTATGTTTGTGTGTGCTTCTATTTCCTTTTACAACTAGGCCACGTTCCACCAGTAGCTTCACAAGGCTATAAATAGCGTCTCTACCGACTTCAAACTTATCTGCATAGTATTTGGGGGAAGCAAATGCATAACCCTTGTCTTTGGCCAAGAAGCACATTTCATCAATTGCTTGCTTAACACCTTTGCTTCTATTGAAGTATTTCTCCTGAAGAGTTTCAACTACTTCATTAACTAAATTATCTTTTATTTCTCTATGGTTATGTACGCTCACAAGGGATTTTAGTTTATCCCATTCATTTGTGTAAATTTTCATTTTGAATTACATTTCTATTTGCAAACTTTTTCTGAATATGCTAATATAAGCATATCAAAGATTACAAATAAAAATTCCTCCTTCCAAGTTGGTAATTTTTATTTTTAAAATCCTCCTTTACTTTTGGTGAATGGTGGTCAAAGCAAAGAGAATCTCCTTATTTCATTGTTGAATTTCTTTTGTTTTGTTTTCGACTAAGATAACTGTGGTGGGTATCTTTCGGTCATTGTGTTTTCTATTTAGTGAAAGAGTGGTGTGGAAGCTACTCTTTTTTTCTTTCTATTAATTGATTACATTCTATCATATTTTGTGATAATTTGTCTATTAAAACCTTCAAAATCTTTTTTTAATGTTTTTTCTCACAACGTTTAAAACAATCTTAAACATTACAAAAGTTATGGAAAATAAATAAAGTAGAAAAATAGATAAAAAGGTTTAAATTTTTATTGTTTAAAACAGTTTAAAACGTTATTAAAAGTTTACATAATGGTATATTTTTCATCTTATATCTGCTATAATTAAATAGTAATCGAATAGTGGGTTAGTAGTGGGAGGTTTCACTGATTTCCTTGATGGAAGGAGGTGAGCCGAATGTTGGATATTGCATTCAAAATCCTATCGACTTTTCTTTTAGATATATCAAAGGAAGTAGTAACAGTTATAGTATCAACTGTCTTACTCTCTTTAATCCAAAAGAAAAAGAAGAACCACTCTAACCCAAGAGACAACGGTTCTTCTTCTTCTGAAGATTAATTCAGTTTAGCAGACCACTAATTAGTCTACTATCGAGATTACACTTGGACACTTAGCAACTGCGAATTGCTAGGTGTTCATTTATTATATGTACATTGTAGCATTATTATTTATAAAAGTCCAACAACTGAAAAAGGATGAAAACACATGATTACACACCACAAACTAAATGTAGAACTAAGTAAGAAAGTATGTAAAGACGTTTATCCATTGATTCAACCTAAAAGATGTTACAATAATATATTTGATGTTGTATCTCATAATAATATTATGTTCTCATTCAATAAATGGAAAGTAGCATATGGTTATATTAATGTGCTGGAAGATACACCATTTATGACTAGACATTGTTTTATCATTAATGAAAAAGGTGAAGCGATTGACCCAACATTGGCCGTTCTTGATTCATTTAATGAAAACATGGACTACAATCACACATCATTTGTAACATATGAATTGACAGATTATTTAATTAGCATAGATGATAATGAATATAATCCTGACTTAATTCGATTATTAAGAAAGAAAGAAAATGAAACGATTGTAAAATGGGCATTAGAAAATGAGATTATATTAATTGGCTCCTAGAAGCAATTTAGTTGGCCATTGGTCATTGAAGAAAAGTTAATTCGCTTGTAGACGCTTATAGCAACAGTCCGGCACTTAAATATAGTGTCGGATTCTTTATTTTGTCTCACTATTATGAGTTTACTTAGTTTTGAGACAGAATTTTCTTAAAATTTAATTGCTTGTGATAATATATGTTATGTAAACTAGAAAAAAATATAAAAGAAAAAGCAGGAATTAATTCCTACTCTCTTTTGATAACCGATTGTATAAATCTAATAATTTGGGTGATAACCATTCTCTAGTTTCAGGATGTTTGTAATAATCAAGGAACCGTTTCTTCTCTTCTTCTTCATGGGATAAAGAAATCTTAAAACATTTGGAGCAGAACCAGTTTACTTTATCAGGATTACTCCAATGCACCAGCTTAAATAAGTTGCCACGATTTTCACACATCAACCCTTCACAATTAGGAAGAGAGTAATCAATATCAAATGGTGATTTATACATTAGCCTTGTTTTGGAGTTAACATTGAACTAAAATTAGAACGGCTATTCTTTCTTTTTTTAATCGGTGTAATCTCTCCTGCTGACTTATCTTCTAATTCGACTATTTCCTTTTCATCTTTTAAAGGTTCTAGTTCAGCCGGAATAATATCTTCAACAATTGATTTTTCTTTTTTTGTTCCTTGCTTAATATCTCTAATAGTCTTTTTTTGATATTCTTTTTGGTGAGTTCTAGTTGTTAACACTTCTTCTGCTAAAGGGTGTGTTTCCCAATCTACATTTGCTTCTTTAAAAGCTTCAGCCAGCAAGAACTTAACAAATCCACTAAAACTTCCATGACGGATTAGAGCCAATCTTAATAAGTTCATTTGCGTTGCGTCTTCTTTATTGAAGGAGACACCTTGTGTTATGTGTCTCCCTTTATTCATTGCCAAATCGGACAAGTATTCATCCACATTGTGTTCAGTGATTAAAGCACCTGCCCACTTTTTCTTAGTTGACATTATTCATCATCCTCAACTTCATCTTCTGCAAGGAAGTATTCTTTACCAGCTTCCAGCAGTCCAATAACTTGCATAAATTTGGCTTGACCGTCTTCTTGACCATAAATATCATCAAAATAATTTGCTAGTTCTGTAAGCACTTGTGGGTAGAAATCTGCACCGCCACCAAACACTCTAACTTCTTCTTCTGCGCCCCAATATCTTAACAGTTCATTGGCTACTTCAGAAATATAAGCAGAGAAATTTTTTGTTCTGCGGATATCAAGACCCATTCTTTCAATTGTGCCACTTTCTTTTTCAATTAACTGTCCATTGATAGTGGTTGCAAAACCTACCGTTCTAGAACCAAAATCCAACCAGTGAACTTTACCTTCAGGCTTATCAATGAAATAAGCTGGTGTTACTTCAGGAAATACCACTACTTCATGAACATCAAACTTATATTCTTCATCATTAATAGTGATTTCATGACTTCCTTCTAGTGCTTTCATAATTCCATTAACTTCTGATTCAGTGAATCTTTTGAAAGGTGTGCAAGTGACTACATAATTTTCATCATAACCATATAAAGCAATTGCATGTAAAGCTGATATAATAAAGTAAGCAGTATTTTTAGTATTAGTAAATGAAGTCATTTCTCCTTCTGATTCTTGCAGTAGGTCTCCTGTAAAATAGATATCTCCTTGATATTCTATCTTATAAGTACCGGCTTCATATTTATTAGTTCTGAATCTGAAATTATTGTGACCGGCTCCCTTTTTAGAGGAAATGGCAACAGGTTCTTTCATATTTTCAGAAAATATTTTAGTGTAATGTCCACCATTATCAATAGCAATAATTCCACTCGTAGGTTTTTTCGCTTTCGGAGCAGTTGCTTTTCTTCTTTGAGTGGTGGTAGCAGTTGGATTAGTTCTTGGCATAATTGGTTTATCTTCCCTTCATTGTCATATGTATGTTTTCTACTCTTTCATTCTAGCAATGTTTTAAACGTTTGGCAAGTAAAACATATAAAAAAAGGTTTAAAACAATTTTAAACATTAAGCGACAATATAAAACAAAAGATAGCAAACTTTATAGTCTGCTATCTACATATTCTATCATATTATTTGGCGCTAACATCTACATTAGTAAAAGGTGAATTCAAAGTAGTCTCTACCCTCAAAGTCAAATGCAGTCATACTTCCACTAATCTTTTCAGGCTCTACACCGGTGAAATCTGAAGTCCTAGCAGTAATGTTTCCTTTTGATTGTGGAGCAATATCATCACTCATCATGAAGTCATTAGTGCTTGTACCATTAAGCGCAAAACTATCAGCTTGGAAAGTTAGGTTCTTATCAGTATTGTTTTCTACTAAAAATACCAAACCTTCATTGGTTACTTCCTTGAAGTTGATTTTAACTTTATCATCTTCATACACTTTAGTTCCTTCAACCAATCTTTGTGCTTCAGCTTGGACTTTATCATCCTGTTCTTTCTGCAATTTATCTTCTTCTTTTTGAGCCTTTAACAGTTCTGCATTTTGTTGAGAAGAAGACAGTTCTCTCCAATCTTCTGTCTCTTTAAGTAATTCAACATGGTCTTCTTTCAAAGAATCATAGTGGCTCAATAGTTTTGGATATTCTCCCAACCTGAATTTTTCTTCAGAATTCGGACTAAAGGAAACGCTTCCAATGATAAAACCGATAATTAACATTGCGATTCCAATTGTCCATTTGTTTAAGAAAGACTTCTTTTGTGTTTTGTTTTCGTTGGTGTTCATATAATTATTTCCTCCATCTATTTTAGAGAGAGCAACGTCAATTGTCTGAATCGTTGCCCACTCGATTATTATAATGATATTTCAATGCTTCTCCACTCTCAATTACATCAACTAGATATCCGTTATCATCATAGGTTAATACAACTGGAAGTTCTAAAATTACAGAATGTTGCTTATTTCCTTTTGTATCATGTTCTTTGTTTATATATTGAATTTCTTCATGTAATTCACTATAAAGGACAGATAGTGCTTCTTTGTGTTTGTAAATGTTTTCGATTAATTTGTCTTTATTGATATGTTTGAATTCTTTGAACATTATGTTGTCTCCTTCTTCATTGATGATTGTCCTACTATTAATGATGTATTTAAAATACATATTATTTATCACAATAAAGAGTTTAACATGGTTAATGAGTTTATTCAACAGAAACTTTATGGGAATAATAGTTAAGAACAATAAGTACGAACGTATGTTTTTATTATAACCCTAGAACCCTTATTTATCAATTGTTACGACTTGTTTATATTTCGACAAAAAACGACAAAAGTTAACAGTTTTTTAAACACTCAATCTCATTACAAGATTTTTACAGAGAGATAACAGATTATTGTGCTAATAATAATCATTATTTGATTTTGAGTAGTGTTTCATGAGCAACATCAAAACTTTTGTTCCAAGCCTTTTCACTTGTGAAATCCTCTAAAGTGTTTTCTAATCCAATGATTTCTTCAAAAGCTTCTTGCATAAGTTTGTTTTGTTTTCTTAATTGAGAATTTTCAAAAGCCACATATTCATTAATAGTGTTAGTTGTACTCATTTTATTTATTCCCCTTTTGTATCGGTTATATGTGTGATTTTTCAAGTTTAAAGTGTCACTAGAATCTTCTATTAAACATTGCATTAATCAACTAAAGTTGGGTATTATAATAATACTGATGTTTTTTTTCCTTTACATTAGTGTGCAAGGGTGGGGTAGAACTTCACACTCCCCCCACCCTATTTAATTCAATCAATCAATAATTCTTCACAAACCTTTTGTGCTTTACGAACAACTGAATTATATTTATCCTCCAAATTACCAATACCCTTGACCAGTGGCATATCAGCAATTTCTTTGATTGTTTGTTCCAGCTTGTCATTATATGCTTCATGAGTTAGTTCTCTCATTACAATATAGGTGGTTTCACCCCTTTGCATAACCACTTTCCATTCATCTTTGCTGACAAGTTCAAAAGCTTCAACAGGAGTTAACCTTTCATCATCTTTACTGATTTGTTCTTCTCCCAAATAAACAATATAACCATAACCACCATCTGCTAAATATAATTCTGAATATTCAATCTTCTTTCTAGCCATTATAATTCTCCTTTTTCGATTGCACGTAAAGCAGAACCTTCACCATTATCTCTATCATATAAACTCGTATCTAATGTATCGCCACTTAAATCAATCTTCATTACACGACCATGTAAATAATCAAAATACGGTGATTGTGCAAGCAAATCTTCTGCTTCAGCAATTGTCATTGGTACTGGATTATAATGTAAGAATCCTAGTCCTTGTGGCTTTGAATTGTTATATAAAGAAGCTAATACCTTCGCTTTGTTTTTACCAGTTAAGTCAATTTTCATTATATTTTCCTCCTAATTTATCATATAAAAGTATCATTTTAGCGGAAGATATGAAGCTTTAAGGCAACATACCCTCACGAACTATCACTAATTTTGCGTTAACTTCATCATACTTATTTCCAAAAAGATGATTATAACTTGGTTGAGATACCGTATCAATACGACCTTCATTGTCAACATCAATTACAACAAAAGTTGGAATGATTTTTGGGTTTCTCATTCTACTAGCAATTTCTAAGGCCTGTTCGTTTGATATTCTAGCAATATCTGATTCAGTTAATTTCTTCAAAATTTTTTCTCCTAACTATCACCTATTTTGCGTTGTTTTGAATATATCATTAATATTAATACTATCTTTACCTTGCTTTTCAATACCAACAAATCTACTCTTAATTTTTAAAACAACTTGTGAGTGAAACTGATTTGTTTGCTTTTTGTTAGTTGCTTCCACTTTCATTATATTGCTCCTTTAAATTGTAAGTTTTGCTAGTGCGTCTTTTCCACGCTGATTAAGATGGTCAATTTCTATCTCTACATTTTTACCATGATAAAAATGAACACCGTTATCAGGAGAAAATTTAACAAAATTTGTTATTATTCTACTACTACTATTATCACGGTGTTTCAAAAAAATAAATTCTTTTTTTTGTTGGGTGTTGCACTACAACATTCCTTGCCATATCCAATAATGTTCTATCACGGAAAGAATATCTAATTTCTTCAATGATTTCAGCTATATCAACTGTTTCTTTTTCTGAATCTTTTTCAGGATAACCCATATCCTTCAACATTTCATATTTACCTTCAAGTTGAGCCAAAACTATATTGTGTGAATTAATACTTTTAACATAAGAATTTACCCATACAGAATTAATTCCTTTTTCACCGTTAATGTGTTTAATAAGGTCATTGGCTTCTTCTTCAATTCGTTTCTTTTTAAATGCAATTTGCTTTTCTAATTCCTGCAAGTATTCTTTCATGGTGTTCTCCTTTATATTGCTTTTCCAACAGATATAATAAGTGGGTGTATTTTTGCACCCTTCACTCTTTGTAGAAAAAATTTAGCTTCATCTAAAGAGTAGATACAGTGTGGGTTAAATTCACCAACAATCTTATCTAAGTACCAGTCATAATAACTATTTTCATTAGTTTTAACGGTGTATAATTCTTTCATTGATTGTTCTCCTTAAATGATTTCATTCTTCATCACCTGTTACATTATCTCTAATGAATCTGTAAACTTCATCCCTAACTTCAGTGTCGTTCCAATCCCACTGTTTAGCTTTTTCTTTAATCTCTACTGGAAGAAGATTGCCGATTGCTTTAATAACATCTTTTGAAGGTGTAGAACTGAATATATCTGTATAACTGGATTCAATTTGGTCATACATTTCATCACGTTCTTCTTTAAGGACTTCTTCATTCTTGATTAATTTGTTTATTTCAGCGATTATTTCCAATTCATCATGTTCAAGGCTATCTACTGCAAGTAATTCAATTCTAAGCTTGTATATACTGTCATTATGAGCCACAAATAGCTTGTCCGGCATTTTAACTGAATAATGAGCATTGAACCCTTTGATTTGATTTAAGACGTTCTGAAGTTTGCGTATAACGAATAGGTTGTTTCTTTCCATTGTGTATGTCTCCTTTAGATTCTTTTTTGAAATTATTTTACCCTTTTCCGCAAACTTTATTTTACTCCTAGCCACATCTAATTGATGAAGCTAGGAGATTGGTAATTAATTTTAGTTAATACTGTTTTGCAATTCGTTAAGTTTATGTTCATAATATTTGGTTCTACATTTGGCGATTCCGATTGCTCCGAAAACGATAATTAATGAAACAGCCAATATCGTGTGCATTTTCCTACAACTCCTTATATTTGGATGAATATTTCTTTAGATTGTGTGATATACTTACAGGAAAGGAAAAAGGAGTTGTGGCTCCAATTTCCCTTGAAACTTATTTTTTAAGCTTCTTCTGTTTTTTGCTTTCAAGTTCTTGCTTGAGTTTTTTGGTTTCTAGCTTTGCTTTAGAACCATTGAAGAATTCTGTTCTAAACTTAGCTAGACCATAAACCAAGCTGATAACTGAAAGTGTTATAGCAAGTATATCCACTATGTAACCTCCTTCCCTTAACTTAATTTAATTATACATCAGTATGCCCAAAAAGTCAACAGTTTAATTAACTGTTTTTATGAAGTGTTATTATATCAAGGGTTTTACCGATTTATCTAAGTTAACAGTTTAATTGTGGTGAAAAACTCCTTAATTAACTTCTCATTAATTCTTCCATTGAATAGAGTTAAATCCCCACAACTCCGTTACTTCCTTGTCGTGTCCTTCATAACGTGAATAACCGCCAACTGGATAACCATTTTCAAACTTAATTTTACTTTCATCAAACAAGTCTTGAACAATGATAGTTTGACTATTTTCTTTTAAATATTCCTTTACATCATTTCTGATTTTCTTTGTAAGTTCATAGCTTTCACTTATAGGAATACTCATTAAAATTTCTTTATTTTCAGGATTCACAAGAACATATCCTTCAACTTCATCATGATAAAAATTATATTCTTTTATGCTCATTTCATGGTTCCTCCATCAATTTATATTTTGTCTGTCCATACTACCAGTCTTTCAAAGTTATCAATCTTTGCTGAAATTTCTTTTAAATCTTCAACAAGACTGGTTATAACATTGTTGTCTCCTCTCAACTGGTAATCCTAAATTATTCACTATATCTTCACGCTTTTCCAGCAACTTATTATAGTGTGATTGCAGTTGTGAAAAACTATATCCCACTTTATTATCCATGATTTCCTCCGTATCAATATTCTTCTTCTTGAATCCGTTCAATCTCCGTTTTCATTAGTCCGATATCTTGTTGTAATTTTCTATATTGTTGAACACTTTTGTATTTATCAACAAGCTTTTGTTGCTGGTCATATGCCTTAACTATATTTTTCTTTAGTTCCTTTACCTTGTCGTTATCATAAGGGTGTATCGCATAAGGGTTTAACTCCAAAATTCCACCATCTTTCTACAATAAAACTTGGATTTTATTTGGGATAAAATATCCCTTTTAATGCTTCTACACCTTTTTCTGCGTCACTTTTAAACCAATCATTTCTAAGATAATCGTCTATATTATCAATAGCTGAATTGATTGTTTTATGTTCTTCTTCGGACAAACCACTAGATTCAAATAATCCAACAATTTCTTCAGCCTTTTCAACATCACTTTTATTTTGAGAAAGTATCGCTTGGATAGCTTTCTTTAGCCAAAATTTTTTATCCATTCTCATTCTCCTTTTATAACATTAAATAAATATTTGTATGTTTATCATCAACTTTATCAGTTTTAAAATCCACATTAAGACCGTTTAGAACACCAACAATTTCTTCTAGAGCATTGTTTTCTATTGTAACTACACCATTACTTGATAGTGTTTTAATTGAAATGTAATAATTAATATAATTCATTGTTTACACTTCCTTATATTGTAAGATATTTAATTCGTCTACTATCTCACCAGTTCCTAACACATGAAAATCACCTTTAGGAGTGTGCATTGCCACACCATTATCCCAATCCATTGTAGACATAATAGTTCCATAAGGGAACACCATTTTCTTATCTAAACCTATTTCTTTCATTCTTGGTCTTACAACATTATTTATTACTTCCCATGCTTTATCTTTACTCATTGTTTTTCCTCCTTTATTTCCTTGCCACATGACCACGTTCTATAAGTTCTTCGCTGGTGTGAGAATGTGAGCAAGCGTCAATTCTTTTAAGTTCTACTTCAAAATACTTTGAACCGTCTTTGTATGGCTTCCCTTGTGAAAGACAGGCATGGTGACATAGTTCATGTTTCAGTGTATCGACAATTCCATTTGGTGAATAGTTGTCTATCAAGAATTTGCTTAACTCTATACTTTTACCTTTGATACCGATTCTTTCACCTTTTTCATTGTACACATACTCTTTACAATATCTAGCAGACCACTTTCTCATTCTTGGATTAACCAAGATAGGAATGTCCAATTCTAAACCCCAATATTTATTAAATAAATTTGGTGCTAAGTATTTGCTTAAATAATCAATGTTTCTTTCTTTGATTTCATTCATTGTCTTCATCCTTCAGCAACCCATTCTCAAATAATTCTTTTTTATGACTGCGGTGCTTTTTCACATAATCTTTGTGTTTATCCTTATCATAATACCTACCGTCTTTTCTACGTTCGGCATATTGTTGTTTTTGTGCTTCGTGTTTTTCAGGGTTAAGCGTGAACTGAATCAATCTTCTGCTCACTCCATATTTTTCAGCAAGACCACGTTGACTAATTAAGCCAGTCGCATACTCTTCTCTAATATGCTCTTTGTCTTCATCCGTAAGCTTGACCCTTTTATCAAGCTTAGGGTTGTTAATTGGAGTTTTTTCAAACTTATAAGGCATTTTATTTTTCTCCTTTTATTACAGTGAATGTGAAGCCTTTCTTGCCGTTCAGATTCTCTTCTACATTCACTTCAATACCTTGAGCCTTTAATTCTGCTACAACTTCAGGAATAAGCATTTCCTGTGGTTTACCAAGATGGCCGGTTCCAGTTTGTGCAATTAGATTTGATAACGATTGTTTGAATTTCATTTTATTTTCCCTCCTTTTTATGTTGCTGGATTTCATTATATAATTCTTCAATGGCTTCAAAAGTTAAAAATGATTTGACGATATCTCCATTGAAGTTCTGACTTATTGAAACTGTTTGAGAAGAAATGTTCACTTGGAACAAATCTTCTTCATGATGTTTTGAATTGAAAAATCTATCAGCAGTTTTCTTTTTTGCCATTTTAATTCCCTCCTTATATTCTTGAGCCTTTGCGCTCAACAAATTCTTTTTTGTTTTGTGACCAATCATATAAATGTTTAGTGACTTTATATATTTCAAAATTTTCTAGTCCTTCACGAACAATGCGTTTATGACAACCAGCCAATGTTTTCAACTCAAATGATTCCCTATGATATAAGCCTTTATAATAAACAACGAATACTGGTTTCTTATATAAATTTATATCTGACATATTTGTTTCCTCCTTATGTATCGCTCCTTAATTTCTTCTTTATTATATAAAAACCCACACATAAAGTCAACAGTTTATTAAACAATTATTAATAAGTTTATTAAAATGTTGATATGAGTGGGTTTTTGTTAATGAGAAGGTATTAAACAGTTATAGAATAAACGATTCCATTAACACTAAAATCAATCTTTCTATCAACTTTTAGTTCATCAGCTAGAGATTCAGGAATAATTAGTTGATAATCTTTAGGTATGAAACAATGTTCATTATACTTTGAATCGGTTCTTACAAGATATTCTCCAAACCTGAACATTACATTTATATCTTCAGTGTTAAGGTGTGGATATTGATAAATGATACTTCTTGTAGTTTCTTCAGATACTTCAATCATTACATCAGCTCACTTTGAGAATACACATCATATTTTGAATACTTCCCATCATCTTCTTTGATATTGAAGTAAGCATTAGTGTAATCATTAATCATCTTTTGTTCTTCTTGAAGGAACTTTTCTTCAGTCCAAAATTCAGCAACATAGATATTGAAGTTATTATATTCAGTAGAAAAACTGAAGACTTTATGATTACCATATTGAATCCAAGTGTCACCATGCACATTACTATGTTCTGCTGAAAGGCTATACGATTCATAATAGCCGGAAGTTAGGAAAGCTACTATAACTCTCCCATTGTCCTTCACTAAGGCTCTAAACGGCTTAGAAGGTGACATCTTCTCAACTCTTTGTTGGATAATCTCTAATGTAACATCTTCCATTTTCTTATCTTGGAATTTATATTTGAAATCTTGCTTGTGTAATTTTTTCATTTTCAATTCTCCCTTCTTAATACCAGTCAAAGAAATAATCTTGGTCTCTCATAAATTGGTCTGCCCATTTAATTGTTTCAAGGATTGCTTTTTCTTCCTTAACCCTAACTCTTCCACGACCATTCTTTTTGTACCAGCCTGTTTCTTCGTCTCTTCTATAAGAATAATCACCAACTTGAATACTCACTCTTCTTAGAGCGTTCATGCTATCTTTCATTTTGACTTCATAATAATGTGCTTCTACTCTATGTTGAGAAGTGTTGCCTTTGACAACAATAATGTTTCCGTTTCTTTCCATGATTGCTAGATTGCCTGACACACCATTTTCTTCAGGATTTGTTTCTTCTACTTTATCTTCGACAACTTTAGTAGCGTCTTCTACTGGAAGTTCATAGAATCCATAAAGTGATTTGTGACCACAATCCCATGTATCATAATAGTGTCCATCTACGACAGCAACAATGTGATTAGCAACATTTAAAATGAAAGTTCCTTTTCTATTTGCTCTAGCGAATGAATCAACTGTTGGTCTCTTAGAACCTTTTTTATTTGAAACTTTGTGATGGATGAATCCTTTTCTTTTACAATATTCTTTCCAAGTATCATCACTATTTGGCATTGACTTTAGTTCAAAACCTAAATCACATAGTTCCTTATATACTGAATCCCAATCTTGATTAAGTGCTTTGCAGAATGACCTTATTACACAATCGCCTGTTTCATTCTTTTTTGGATTAGGATTGAAATAAATATTCTTTGTTTTCATGGTGGGTAAATCTCCTTAATTATGTATTCCCTTAATGGGTATAATTAATTATAGCATGATAGACCAATAGTGTCAACACTTTAATAAACAGTTGAGTTTTGAATATCGTACAAATGCAAATAAAAAAGGGTAACTCATTAAACAGTTCGTTAATAAGTTCCCTTTTGTTTTAAAGTATGTTATCTATTATATAGAAGATTAATTTTTTCTCAATAACTCAAAGTGTCCTTCATTGGAAACAGTGTATTTTCCTGTTTGTACATCTTCAAATACCAATAGCTGAACTCCATTTCTATAAAGGATATCTCCATCCTGAACGTCAAATGTTTGTTCCTGTCCAGCATTAGCGATTGTAGCCTGTCCAGCTTTAGAGTAGCCATTTGACTGTCCACAACCTACTAATAATAATGAACTTAATAATCCTACTGATAATATAACCTTTTTCATAACTAAATTCCTCCTGTGGTGGGTGAGTAATTTTATTTATCTATATAAACAGTTCTAAAGAGTTACTTCAGTTTTACACCGAATGATTTCTCAAGAACCCTTATTCTATTTTTTTCTAAACTACCTTCAACAAAACAAGTTGTGTTCTTTTGTCCTGTTTCAACATGTTCCCAACGGAAGTGAGTACCACGTTTCCTTATGATTTGCCATCCTTGTTTTTCTAGTGCTTTAACTACTTTTCTCCAAGCCATTTTTATTTCCTCCAATATTTTGTGTTCGCTATTGCTTAAATACATAATAACAAAGTGTTAACAGTTTAGTCAACACTTTGTTTGAAGTTTCCATTGTTTATTTTTGAATGATAGTCATTCTAGCCTTACCATGCTTTTCAGCAGTTGTTCTCAAACCATTTACAATAGTATTCGTGATTTGCTTTTCATCCGTTAAAGAGTATTCCCAAATTGTTATCTTTTGTTCCAATTCTTGAATCTCTAGGATTTTCTTTTCAATGTTTTGCTTTGAGATATCTCTTAATCTCATTTTAGACACTTCTCTAGCCTGTTCTTCAGATATTCCGAAAGTAGACATTAGAGTTGAATCAATCTTGTCTTCTTCTTCAAATCGGATAATTTGAATTGCTCTATCTAAATCGACAAGGATTTTTTGCAAACCATAAAGAATGTTGAGTTTCTTTTTCATCTGCTGGATATCAAAGCGAATACCACGTTTAATGCATTCTGCTCTCCATTTTAACCAGCGCTCAATGATTTCATGCACCCCTAATACTTTTGGTAGTCCATCAACTAAAAGGTTCATATTAGCTGAATAATTAGTCTGCAAGGGTGATAATTTATAAAGCTTTTGGATAACCTTCTCAATATCGGCTCCACGTTTTACTACAACCAAGATTTTTTGTCCTTTTAAACCTGTTAAATCTTTAACATCTGATACTTCAACTTTTTTATCTCTTGCTAAATCAGATATTCTTTTAATAATTGCTTCCCTAGTTGTATTAAACGGAATTTCCGTAATTTCAAATGCAGTCTTTTTCAATATGTTAATCTTGGCTCTAATTGTTACTTGTCCTTGTCCAGTCTTGTTAATCTTCTCTATTTCTTCGTCTGAAGCTATCAATGTTCCACCAGTGGCAAAATCAAAATAAAGATTTGTATGTTCACCAGTTAGAGCATATTTTTCAGTGGCTTCACAAACTTCTATTGAATTAAAGGGTGCAAAACTGGAAGACATACCAACACCAATTCCATCATTCTCCATTGTTAGGATATTAGGATGTTTAACAGGTAAATGTTTTGGCATGGTTTTAGTTCCATCATAGTTGGGTACAAAGTCTACTATATCCTTCTCAAAGTTCTGCATTGAATCAATAGCCAATGGAGTTAATTTTGCTTCAGTGTATCTCATTGCACCATAATCCAAATCTCTTGAAGTAGCTTGTCCAAAATTCCCTTTACCTTCTATTAAAGGTGTGTTGTGTCTATCTTTTTGAGCCAACTTAACTAATGTTGGGTAAGAATCTCCATGTGGATGATACTGCATTACATAACCGTTGATGTTTGCACATTTAGTGAATTTAAACGCTCTATCTTTCCACATTGAATAAAGAATCCTTCTGTGAACTGGTTTAAGTCCATCTTCTAATGAAGGTAATGCCCTATTTAATAAGACATATGCTGAATAGTCCATCATGTTATCTTTAATAATATTGCTGATTAGTTTGTTGGTTTTTCTTTTTCCCATTGTTGTCTGTCTCCTTTTGTTTGAAAAAAAATCAGGTGGAAATTAATCCACCTATCAATCTACACTTGCAAGATAGTTAATAAGTTCTGCTTCAATGATTTCTCTTCTTGGAGCAACTGGTGTGTCCATCCAAGTAAGGAATGCTTCTTGCATTGCTAAAACATCTTCAACAGTTACTTGTGTCACAATTCTTGTTTCAGGGTTCATACCACATTCAGCCATTGTTTCAGCTTCAAGTTCTCCCAAACCTTTGCACCTAGCAATTGATTTGTAATCTAGAGTGTGAAGCTTTTCATCTTTTTCTGTTTCAGAAAATAGATAAACCATTGAATCATCCTTTAGCTTCACTTCATAAAGTGGTGTATGAACAATGTAGATATATCCTTCTTCAATCAAAGTTGGAGTTAACACATAGAACATTGTTAATAATAAACAAGCAATGTTTTGTCCATCTGCGTCTGCGTCTGTTGTAATCATGATTTTTCCATAACGCATATTTTCTACATTGAATGAATCAAAATCCTTGTTTCTTCTATCCTTTACTTCAATCCCACAACCTATGATTCTGATAATCTCACTAATCAATTGATTAGAAAGAATGTTTGCTAGATTTTTTTCTTTCAAGCAGTTTAGAATCTTACCACGAATAGCATAAGCAGATTGGAAATAAGCGTCTCTACTTAAAACAACTGAACCCATTGCTGAATTACCTTCACAAATAAAGAATTCTGCTTCTTTACCATGAACTTCACTATCAACCAATCCTTCAACTTTATTGTTAATATTATCAACTTTTTCAGTTAGAGCCTTTTTCAATTTGGCTTTAGCTTTTGTATTCTTTTCATTGTGTTTAGCAACTGTAAGAATATGGTCAATAATCTTTTTGAATTGTGAAGCATTGTTTTGAGATAAAGCTTCCAGTTCTTTTTGCATTTGTTCTTGCACTATCTTTTTATAGAGTTTCTTTTCAGTTGCAAGCTTTGTTTGATTTGCATATTCCACTTTAGGAGAAAGAACATTTGCAACAAAACTCAATGAATCCTGAATATCCTCATTGGATATGGTTCCAGTTTCTTTTTGTTTTGCTTTTGAACCACTTTTAATGTGACGATTCACAAAAAGTTTTGCACCATTAATTACTCCATCATAGATAGTTCCATGTTCTGAAAGAAAATTATGATTCAGGAACGTCTTCTGAATTGGTTCGGTGGAAGTTGCGAAAGTAATCTCCACAAAGTTGTTTTCTCCTTCAGTGTTAAATTCGGTTTCAGTACCAGCGATAACACGGCTAGATAAGGAAGAATCAACACCGTTTTCCCATTCCTTCTTAGCAAATTCATATATTGATTTGTAGCGATATTCCTGTTCATAATCTCCACACCTGAACATGAAAGTGATTTCGGAGACAGTAATTGCGAAGTTCTTAACAATTTCTTCAACTACTTCCTTTGTATATGTTGTGTTTGTGTATACTTCATCATCCAATGTGAAAGTGATGTGTGTACCATGCTTGTCTTCATCACAAGGTTCACTATCAACTAAGACACGATTTCCACCGTTTTCATATCGAACGATTTCTTTAATACCTTTTCTATAAGCGACAACCTCAAATAATTCTGAAGTGTGATTAAGTACGCAAGTTCCAACTCCATTTGTACCAGTTGCTATTTTTCCATTACTTGCATTGTCATAATTGGTTCCGGCAAACAATGTCTCAAACAACAATTGATAGTTCGGTTTTCCATCTGTCATAGTTAGTAAAGGAATTCCCCTACCAGTATCAGTGACAGTTATTGTTCTCATGTCAGGATGAAGAATTGTTTCAATAGTTCCTGCATTGAAGTTGTTTGTAATTTCATCGGTGGAATTATTCACTATCTCTTTAAGACCATGAATGAAATTATCCCTACTTCCAAAAAATATAGGAAGCTTTTCTCGGCACTGTTGCCTAATGTCTAATTCTCTAATTTTGTCTCTACTCAAAATCATTCCTCCATTCGTCAATTTAATGAGTTATAGAGAAATCAAATTCATTGTGGGTCACTTTTCCAAAAAAAATAAAAAAAGAAGGTATAATACCTTCTCTTTTAACCAAAATATTTAATACGAACTGCTGGATTGTTTTTCATCACTAAATTATCATCATAAGTTTTATCAATATAATCCCATTTAACATCTAAGTATTCGTGTCTGACAGTAATGATTTCAGCCACTTCATCACCTTCAGAGTAAGGTAGAATCATGGCCAACAATACAGTTCCACCGTGTTCCTTTTGCGTATCAAATGCTTGTTTTAAATTCTTTTTCTTTGCCATTATGTGCCTACTTTCTTCCTATATAGGAAAGTTTATCTATTATAGAGAGAAAACCTATCCTGCCCATTAGGACAGTGATAGTTCTCTCAAATCTTTTCATCCGAAAATAAAGTGTGTTGTGCATGAAGGATTAAAACATTTTACCTTCATAGAATGAACTTGGCATTTTGTCAAAATCATAATCAACCAATTGTTCAAGTGTGATGTTTGCATGAGCGCCCTCATGAACCATTAGGTTACTGTCTTCTCCAACGTGAACTAAGACGTATGGTTTCTTGCCAAAACAATAACCTAATTCCCAACTTGTTCCAGAATCAGAATAGTTTCCGAAGTAAACACCAACTACACATTCGCACCAATCTATAAATTTAACATCATTGCGGAATGTTTCAATAGACCAATGGCGAGTGCCGGCTTCAAGATGTTCCATTTGATTTTTTCTTGGCATAAATACTTCTAATCCTTTTTCTGTTAGGATTTTCTCAACTTTTTCTAGTTCTTTCATTTCTGCTGGATTAAAAAATGGGCTTGCAAGGTATACTCTTTTCATTATGGTTTCCTACTTTCGATTGTTATTGTTTATTATTTTTCTTCAATGATTACAGTTGCATTGTTAAAGCTAAATCTTTTGTTATCAATAAGGACAGAAACTTTGTTGTTTTCATTTTCTGTTTCAACACGAACTGATTTACCTTCATAGGATTTAAGCTTTTCACCAGTAACAGAATAAACTTCTACCGTTCGGTGCAATCCTTTTGTGTTGCTTTCCCAGTTTTTAACTTTTGAATCAAGTGCTGAACAACCAGCTAAACTTCCTAGCGCTAATGTTAATGCTCCAACTGCTATTAATTTTTTCATTATAATTTCCTCCTATTATTTAGAATCAAAGGTCTTATAGAAGACCCTTGATAAATTTCATTGCTTCATCTTCAGTGAGCATTTCCCAATAACCTTCACTTAGGTTTTGAGCAACTTCATCTGCGGTATACATTGTTGTTTTGATTTCACCATATTCTGACCAACCAACTAGATAGTCTTCATCACCGACTTTTTCAGCTTCAAAGATAGTTGCTAAATCACTGAATGTTGTATCTTCTACTTTGTCAGTCAGGATGAATAAAAATGTTTTTCTTTTCATGTTGTTTCCTCCATTGTTGTATTTTAGGACATAGTTTCAGAATATTCTGATAACTTAGTACATTGCATAGTTGTTTTTGAATAATAAGTTTTGCAATTTCAATTTTGTCTTTTCAACTCTTCTAGCAACTGTTTTTCTAGTAATTCCATATTTTTCAGCAACTTCAGATTTATTACCATACTTGCCTTGACTTTCAAGAATCATAATCTCAATGAAATCTCTTTCCATTTCAGTTGTATTTTCATAGATTAATTGTGAAATGCTTTCATTGTAGAAGATTTTTTCAACATCTGCATTGTGGTCTGTCAAATCTCTTGAAGCTTTCTTTTTAGAAAGTCTATCACCGTGAACTTGGTCAATGTCTGAATCATCTAGTGAGAACACACCATTAACCGCAGTTCTCTTTTTAGCAAACAATGGTTGAGTTACTTTCGTTTTACGACCACGAAGATGATTGTATAAATGTGTTGAGAATTGTGTTCCATATGATAAATCGTATGTTTCTAAGGCTTCCCAAGTAGCAATGCTCATTTCTTGCATTAAATCTTCTTTATCAATTGCATTAAACACTGTGTTATCAGTATGTTTTTTTGTTTCTTTTACTAGCATTGGTTTGAACTTCTTAATTACTTCTTCTAGTGACATTTCTACAACTTGTTCGTTTACTCTGATTTGTTTTTTCATAATAATTTCCTCCAATGTTAAAATATGGAAGTGATAGGGTATAAAGTGGGTACAAAGTCCTATACACAAAGCATATTTTAGTCCTGTTTATAGTATTTTTTTATCAGCAGGGAAAACAGTTTAGGAACGATAGCACCGAACACTTGCTCTCTCCCCTGCCAACAGAACTAATCATAACCCGTTTAAAGAGTTAAGTAAACACTTTTTAATCAAAAAGTTAGAAGTTTTTTAGAAGTTTTATAGAGTTTGTTCACAATATTGGATAAACATAGTAAAAATGGCTTATTTTAGTCCTATTTTGCTAGTTTATTTCATCCTATTCACATGTGATTACTCTATTTTAATACGTTAAATTATTAAACAGTTTGTTAAACAGTTAATTTAAAATACCTTCTTTTCGCAAAAAATTCTCAATCTTACTGATTACGTTTTTCTTTTGGAGAAAGGTAACTTCCAAATCAATAAATTTATGAGCGTGTTGAAAGTCTTTGTAATCAGCAATCAACCTTCTTTGTACTTCATCTATGTTGTCACCACGTTTTTCTAATCTATAAAGGACTTCTTCAATTTCAGGATTTAGGAAAATAATGTGATTTTCATAACCAAAAATACTCAAAAATCTTTTGATTGAAAGAGCACTATCCAAATCAGTCACTAAAATCTGTGTTTTACTTGAACTCTTTAAACTGTTTAGAAGTTCTGATTTGTTAATTCCATACACCCATTTTCCAAATACAGTAGGATATTCTTTGACAATGAAGTTACTGTCTTCAGCGAACTTTGCTAAACTATCAAAGTGATAGTCAACTCCATCAATCTCTTTTTCTCTCATTGGTCTGTTGGTGTACTGTACTATTTCAAAGAAATCATGTTTATCCTTTAATGTTTTTAAAGTTGTTGATTTTCCACTTCCACTAATTCCAACTAGAGTTACTAAAGTTCCATTCTTCATCTATTAGAACTCCCAACTCCACCGATTCTCTCATTGTGTAATGGAACATCATTAGTGGTTAAAAGGTACATTTGGAAGATACCTTGAGCAATTCTTTCTCCTTCTTCTATAAGAACTGGTTCTTGTCCAAAGTTATAAATAGAAATTCCAATGTTTCCATCATTAGTTGGATTATTATAATAAGAAGAATCAACAACACCAGTGGTGTTTTTAATCATTAGAGATTTATCTTTAAAACCTAAAGATGAACGAATTCTAATGTCCAAAAATTCATGTGGTTGCATATAAGCTTTTACATCTGTCCAAAATATGTGATAACCATTTGGTAAAATTTTCACTGTTTCTTTTGAGAAAAAGTCATATCCTGCACTTCTAGAATCTGCTCTAATAGGAAGAGTTGTTTCAGAATCATGTTTTTTAAACTGTTTAGCGACTTCTTCAAAGTCTCTTAACATTAATTTGTCACTTGATATAGAACGAACTATCAGTGTATTATCTAAGTTATTGATAGAATTTTTATCAACTGTTAGAGATTTGATATTGTGTTCTAAGTCAGTGTTTAAATCTATTTGTTCTTTTTGTTCTTTTTCATTGAACAATTTTACTTCTGTTAGAGAGTTTGTTGAGATTAATCTTCCATCTATCACATTCTTCTCTAACTTAGAGAAATCTTTAGTCATTCGTTTTGTCCTCCTTTGCTACTTACAAATGAGTTATAGATAAAACGAATTAAATGTGGGTCATTTTTTTAAAACTTTTTTAAAAATATTTGAGATTCTTTCGTAAAACTCAACAAATAATTAAACAGTTTACTCAAAAGTTGTTGTTAAAGCGCTGGAAACGTTGTATAATTACGGTAGTTATTATTAATCAGTTATAATAAGTTGGTATTTTTTCGGTATATAAAGTTTGTGGGGGAGTATAATAATGATTGAAATGAAGGATATTATTAATGAAATTGTTAATATGGATTTAGATAAATTGCTGAAATTAAAAGATGTTGTAGACACTACTATTAATTTAAAGAAAACAATTGAAGAAGCTGAAACTGGTAGAACTGTAAAACTACATCAAGGTAAAAGACAACCAATAGTAATGACTGACGATAATGGAGTTTTAATTAAGAAATTTAGTGGTTTTACACAATGTGCAAGATATTTGAGAAATGAATTAGGTATTAAAAATGAACAAAACAAATTGAGAAAAGCATTAGCAGGAGAATTTAAAATAGACGGTTATGAATTTTTATTAGCAAAAGAAGGTTAATTTTAATTAGAATTTTATACTTAGATAGATATTTTATATTTGAATTTAAAAAAAGGTATTAGCAATTAAGCTAATACCTTTTCTGTTTGGATTTGTAAATCTGAACCATTGATATGAAGTTTCATACAAGTGTGAGTATACATAGAATGCTTATAAGTTTTTGGTACAAAATCATTTTCTCTTCTATATCCTACAACTGCAATATGTGTTCCACGTTCAAACCAAGATGAATCTAATACTGTTTTTTCTTTTCCATTCATTTCTACAACTTTCTTATCATAATGAATGAATTGGCCTTTGTTAAATTTGATGTTTACTACTCCATCTTTAGTTAAGATTGAAACAATGGATTTAGTTTTATTTTTATCAACAACAGTTCCAACAATAACATGAGTGTGGAATCTAGGAATTTGTCTACCTTTGTAAGTTGTGAAGAAATCAACTGTTGGTTTTTCAGGTAGTTCTTCAAACTTAGCAACATCAAAGAATTTAGTTAAATCAACATAATCTAATTCATGGTGTTCAGTGTAGAATGCATTAGCTTTCATTTCCCATTTTTCTTTAGTTCCTTGACAATTATTTGCCCAAAACCCATTCAAATCATATCTTCTCATTAATTGTTCTGCTTCTTGAGATTTAATCCATTCTTGCAATTCTTTAGTGTGTTTTTTATAGTATTTATCAAAATCTTTTTGTTCTACATGAACTTTTCCTTCTTCCCATCTGTAAGGAATATAAGGAGAATAATTATCTAGGAACCATTTTTCAACTGCTTCAGTAATGTTCTTGTGTTTACCAAACATGAAAGTTCTAGTTCTCCAAATCATCATTTGGTCATACAAATGTGCTGGTGTATGTTGATAAAAATTAGCATATTGTACTGTTGTTAACCTTCCACGTTTAGGAACTAATAGAATAACCATTTGTTTCATTGCTTCAATTCTATTTGGCTCAAAAGTATCAAAACAACCGGATTTTACTAAAGTGATTGCTTTTGCTTCAGATACCATACCTTTACCAACACAACGCTCTACAAAATCCTGCATTGAAGTATAAGGTCTGTTTTCCATCACAATTTTAGTTGCGTCTGAACCCAAACCACTAATAGGTTTAAGACCAAATAGAGTGCGATTCTCTTTTTCTAATGGGGTGAATCCTAGTTCAGAACGATTGATACACGGTGGTAAAACCAATCCACCCATTTCACCGATAGCTTTAGCAATTGCACCATAATCTGTTGATTTCTCATTCTCTCCAATTAATCCTGAATTGACTGTTAGACAAGCAGTTTTCCAAAAGATTGAACCATATTTATATGTGATATACATTTCTTGAATCAAGATAGTTGTATATCCTGCTACATGGTGTTTAGAGAATGCATAACCAAATTGTGGTTTAAATAATTTATCCCAAACATAATCTAACATAACAGGTCTAACATGCGGTTTAGCTGATTCTATATACATACTGTGAACTTCATCTATGATTTCTTTCTTAACTTTTGCTACACCTTTTCTTAACTTATTAGCTTTTGTTAAATCAAAACTAGAGATATCTTCATCCATTGATAGTAACATCAAAGCTTCTTGAGTGTCACAAAGTCCATAAGTCTCTTTTACATATTTCTCAACAGTCTCTACTTCTTTTTCATTTAGACCGAATTCTCTCATTTCTGAATACCATAATTCAATGTTGTTTTTATGGTCAACATATTTATCTAATGGAGAAAGTCCATCAGTTGCTCCAAGTCTCATTAGAGAGTTACCAGCACATAATTCAGCAAATGTTTGTGGCTTAATCTTAGAAAGAGCCTGTTGTCCTACTGGTGTTTCAAATTGGAATGCATTAAGAACATCACCATTGTAAAGTGCTTCAAACATCTTAGGATTATCCCACTCAATAACATCAGGATGAAAGTATTTGTTGTAAGTTTCACGCAAAGAACCTTGCCATTCAATCTTACCTTCTTTTAATAAGATTTCCATAACAGTTCTGATTCTGTCCATTGCGTTTGTTGTTAAGAAATCATATTTTACTCCACCTAATTGCTGACTATCATTCATGTTATATTGAGTAATTGGTAAACCCTTAGTCGATTTCATCATTGCATTTTGTTCAATATATCCATTAGGATAAATAATTACTGCTGAAGCATGGACAGAACGACCACTTACCATCCCGTCAATAGTTTCAATAGCTTTTCTTAGTCCTTCATATTGTTCAACTTCATTGATGAATTGTTGACTTGGTTTTCTATCTTCATCAGGATTTCCATAAAGAACATCATGAAGGCTCCATTGTTTCCCACGGTCATTAGGAATCATATTTGCTAAGTTTTGTGCAATATCGTTGTCAATTCCAAGTCCACGACAACCAGTTAAAATAGCAGAACGTGTTCCTTCAGTTGTATAAGTACAGTTATTTAATACGTTGTAGGTTCCAAATTTCTCTTTAATCTTCTCTAAGATATTTTGACGTTGAGAAGCTTCAGTATCAAAATCAATATCCGGTAATTCCACACGTTCAGCAGTTAAGAATCTCCAATGTGGTAAATCAAACTCTAGTGGATTGATTTGTACGATATCCAATAGATAATTCACATAATAACCACTAGCAGAACCACGACTAACACCAATCAAGGAAGTTTCCCAAACAGTATCAATAATTTCTTTCATAACTAAGAAATATTGAGACAATCGTTGTCCTAATCTGTCACTGGAAATCCATAATTCTCTTAGTTCGGTGTTCATTCTTACTACACCATTTTCACCATGTTTTTTCAATTGACCGCGCAAATAATAACCTTCTGCAAGTTGAGTTACAAAGTATCTGTCATAAATATATTCACTGTCAAAATACTTGTCGATATATTCATATCTTCCATAAAACTTTTCTTTTGCCCAATCAAAATACTCAATCTCTTCAGGGACATGTGGAATAGGAAGAGTTTCAGTTTTATCTAGAGAATAAGATTCTACTCTAGAACGGATATATTCAGTATTTAGAAGCAATTGATTAAACACATCATCTTCTAGATAAGGGAAAAATTCTTTCAGTTCATCAACACTCATGAAATAAGTTGTCGCATAGAAAGAAGCAACTTCACGCTCTCCTTCATCTGACTTCAAATAAATTTCATGAACAAAGGCTTCATCCCTATTTAGATAGTGAGAATCAGTTGTGACAATACATTTTAAACCATAAGCCTCACCAAGTTTTAATAACATATTGTTTACATTGATTTGTTCTTCAAAATTAGAAGGTTGTAACTCAAGAAAATATCCATCTTGGCCAAAAATATCAACCATTGTAGTAATATGATTATGGATTTTTTCTTTGTCTCCATCATCACCACTCTCAAGATATCTTGTGATAAGTTTTGGTAGTTCTCCACCTAGACAAGCTGAACTTCCAATAATGTTTCCTTTAATCAAATCTTTGTGAGCAATTAGAGTTTCATAATAAGTTGGTACTCTTTCCATCCCACGGAAGTAAAATGAATTTTCCCATGCTAATGATGAAAACTTTCTCATTAAATCATGGCCTTTTCTATTTAGAGCCATAATTAGGAAGTGATAAAATTGAATTGGTGTGTTGTTCTCTCTACCAAAATCAACATCTTCTTTATTTAGTAAGTAAATTTCATTTCCTAACCCAACCGTGAAATCTTCAGGAATATGGCCTTTCTTCTTTCCTTCTTTCACATAATTCATTAACTCTACATGACCGGTTACACTCTCATGGTCTGATAATGCAATTCCACTTAAACCAATTGATACACAATAATCAACCATTTCTTTGATTTTGTTTGTTGAATCCTTCAAACGAAAATTAGAAAAATATGAGTGGTTATGGATTGAAAACATTGTTTTGTTCATTCTTTTACTTCCCCCTATAACGTTACTACCTACCCCCCACCCTTTTTAGGTGAGAGATTGTAGTCAATTACTGATTGCATTTTGTTATAGAGAAAACAAATCAATTGTGGGTCATTCAAATAAAAAAAAGAGAAGAAAATTCTTCTCTTATCTCATATCTTCTCTTTGTTCTATATAGCTTTTGAAATATTCCCAATTTCTTTCCAATTCATTGATGTTTTTGGATATATAATTTTCAGCTAATTCTTCAGACATTAGATTTTGTTGTGACATTTGATAAACCAATTCAATCTTATGAACCGTTTCAAGAAAACTCTTTGCGTAATCCTTAGCATAATTTAAACGATATTGACTTAATCCATGTTTGTGTTTTAGCATTGTTTATCTCCTTTAAAATACAATAGTGTCAATTGTTAGTTTTTGAACTGGTTTCTCTTTAATTTGATAAGCTTTTACTTTCATTTGTGGAGTTGCATTACCATTCCAAACATTCATTTCTAAAGTGCCGACAAAATCAACTAGAACTCTATCTCCATAATATTTACTCAAAACATCTTCTAGTTCTCCATCAAGATTTTCACCGAATTTCACAAACTTCATTTTATCTTCAAAGAAATTCAATGTACTTCCTTTGTAACTGATTAACTTTTTATTTACTGAAACATTGGTGAATGCAATCAATGGCTCCTTAATTTTTCCACCAAACATTCCTTTGTAAGTCTCTAAAATATGAACTAATTCTTTATCAACCTTACCGTCAATAATTAAATCAACTTCATATGTTGGTTCACTTGGTTGCGTAGAATTTTTAGTTAATGCCTTTGCTATATCATCTAAACCTTCTTTTAAAGTTTCCATATTCTCTTTAGTGATACCGACACCAAAAGCATTAGCATGGCCTGAAACGAATTCAAATAATTTAGTATTGGTCAACCATTGTTTAAAGTCAGGAAGCACTTTTTCATTTCCACGACCACTGCCCTTAAATGCTTCTTCACTTTCTCTTAAAGCTAGGAATGGAACACCGTATTCATCAGCCATTCTTCCAGCAATTAATCCTGACAAAGCTTTTGCATTTTCTGAAATATAACCAATTCCTATTCCTTTAATAAAGACATTCTTTTTTAATGTTTCCACTTCTTTTTTAACCAATCTACTTTGCTTTCCCCTCAATCTACCAGCCAAATCATAAACATATTCATAAAGATTCATTTGGGCAACATACTTGTCCATCTTACCTTCTTTGTTCTTTTTCTTTTTATCGACAAAGAATTGTTCATTAGGATTAATTCCGGCAAATGCTCTAAATAGATATTCTTTTTCTTCAATACTTCCCATTCTGATAATCGCATTGATTAATGGAGCAATTGAAAAACTGATATCTTTTGGAGTAATAGAACCTTCTATCAATCCTTCAGCTTGAACTAGATGTTTCAGGAATGGATTTTTAATGTTTTGTAAACCATAGAATACCAAACCCCTAATTTCAGGATTAGATACATCTGACTGGTCTGCAATTTGTCCTAGAGCAACTAAGTCAATTAGCTTAGAAGCAATTGGTCTTTGTGTTCTTTCTGCAACCACTCTCAAGAAGTTAAGAACCATACCAGCACCAACAAATTCTTTATTAGTGAAATCTAATTGATTGTTGATTAGAATTGCTTTAGTCTTCTCATATCCATCTTCAGGCTCATGGTGGTCAATTACCAGCACTTCTATCCCTTTAGCATATAGTTCTTCTATTTCCTTTACATCACTTGTAGAAGCGTCTGCAATGATTAAGAAGTTAACATTTTGTTCAATGATTTGTTCTATATGTTTTTTGCTCAATCCATGTGATTTATCATCATGCATGAAGTAAACTATATTTTCATATCCACCAGTGAATTCTTGAATGAAATTGTATAATGAAGACGCTGAAGCAATTCCATCCACATCTGAATCAACTAATAATCCTATTCTTGAATTGGATGATAGATGTTCTAAAAAAGTTTCTACTCCAATTTGAATGTTTTTGATGTTATAAACATTAGTTACATAATCAGAAATTGAAGGATTTAAAAACTTTTCAGGATTTTCAATACCACGATTTCTTAGAATGGTTGTTATAATGTTGCCGGTGAATTCTCCAATTTGTTTAATAATCATTAAGTTATCACTCTCTTTCCTTCAAGATAAAGAGTTATAGTGAAAACCTTTTGATTGTGGGTCATTTTTCAAATAAAAAAGAAGGAAATTAATCCTTCTTCTTCTTTTTAAAGGTCTTTCCTTTTGTTAATCCTTCTCTCATTCGTTCTAAATAACATTCTCTACAACTAGCACTTCTATTTACATTATGTGGATTTGTTGTGCGTCTATGTCCTTTGTCACATATTACTTCAATAGGCTCTTGTGAATTTTTGTATTCTCCAATAAGTTTCCAACCAAGTTTTTCTATTGTCTTGTAGAATTTATCTCTTGACACAATAGAACTTTTTTTATTCTGACATTTTTGACACTGATAATTCTTAGATAATTTATAATCGCTTGCTATCACTTCTGAAGGTTCACACCCACAATTGAAGTCAATTTTAACTGGTTTGAGCGCTCCTTCATATTTAGAAAGAAGAGTGTGACCATTCTCTTGAATCTTTTCTTTTAATTCCTTTTCAGCTAATTCAGGACTTCTTCTAGCACACATAGGACAACCATTTCCAACAGTGTAAGCTAATGGTCTTTTAGGAATCGGTTTATGACCACAATTAAAATCAATCAACATTTCTTTTGAATATCCTTTATAGACACCAACAATTTTGTGATTGTGTTTTTCTGCATAATCAGCTAATTTATCTAAACCACGTATCACCTGTAAATTATAATCACCTTTCTTAGTAAAAAGTTTTACATCTGCATGAAGTTGAATTCCACGATATTCCATTAATATATAACACCCTTTCTCTCACTTGTTATAGGGGTTGTATATAAATGATTTTCATTGTGGGTCATTTTTTATAAAAAAGAACATTATATTGTTCTATAAATCTTTCCAATGCTAGTTCAGGCTTATGTTCTCGATAATCCACTTCGATATATTTATAACCTTTTAAAATAGCAATTTCTTTTTTATATTTATCATTCTCTTGTTCTTCTTTTAAAGTTCTTCCTTTGAAAAAATCAACTTCCTCATAATGTTGTTTCCCATGAACTTCTATCAAAACTCCTTCTTTCACTAAAAAGAAATCATATTTTCTATTATTACCTAAAACAAATTGTTCTTTATAATCTATATCATTAGACATTAACCACTTTCCAATGATTTTTTCTCCCTTTGATTCACTGCAAGAAGGACATCTTCGACCAGCACTATAATTATTTGGACTCATTTCATGTGGTTTATGCCCACAATTAAAGTCAATAATGACTTTTTTCTTAGTGCTTTCAAATTCACTCAATAATTCATGACCATTTTCTTTAATTAATTTTAGAAAATTCTCTTGAGAGTGTTGATTACATATGCCACTACAACAAGCACAATTGACATTTTTATATTGATAGTCTTTAGGAGTTAAATCATGAGGTTTGTGTCCACAATTAAAATCAATTGTGACTTTTTTGTTTTTATTCTCATAAGGAGTTAGAAGCAAATGCCCATTTTCTTTTACTAAACTTTCAAATTTTTCTCCTGCATGTTGCGAGCAAATATTACTACAACAAGCACATTTAATTCCATTTTTATAATCATATGGTCTAATAAGGTGTGGTTTATGTCCACAATTAAAGTCAATTAATACATTATCATTTTCTCTTTTGTATTTGCCGATTAGTTGGTGATTATTTTCGTGTAGTAAATCTATTAATTTATCCAAACCAACCTTAATTCTATTGTTGAATTCTCCATTTTTCTTAAACAATTTAACATTTACATCTAATTGAATCCCACGATAAAACATTTTAATTCACCCATTTCTCACTGTTTGATGAATGAGTTATAGGTAAATTGTTTTTATTGTGGGTCACTTTTAAATAAAAAAAAGACGCTTAAATAGCGCCTTGTAATTCATGATTCATTTCTATTCTATTGATGAATAATTGCTTAAAGATATCAATTCCTTTATCTGTTGGACTATCCTTTTCTTCAAGAAGATTTAACCAATCCCAAATAACAGAAACTTTAGAATATGGCATTAATTTGTCAACAAATCCTTCTTTAATCTTCTTAGCATAATTTTGTTCTTCTAGTGTTCCAGTTTGAGAAAACTCTTTATCCATTGCAATTACCACTTCTTCAACACCAAGTTTCTTGATAATCTCTAGCTGGTAATTGGTTAAGAAGCTACCACTCACACAAACTGCTACTGACCAATTAGGAAACATGCTTTTAATCTGCATAACCGCCTTTTCACTTTCCACTAAAATCAGAGTTTTATAGGTTTGTATATAGCGTAAATTGAGGTTTAGGCCATATAAATTGGCTCCTGTTGGATGATTATAGAAATTGCGACCAACTCTTAAAGGAACATATTTAAGTCCATTCTCGACCAATTTAGGATTGAAGTTTCTCTTTCTTATTCCAATGAGATTTCCTTCAGAATCATAATGTGGAATGATTATTGCTTGGTCTGAAATAGACACTTTAATTCCAAACTCCATCATAGCTTCAATTGATATTCCATCATCAATCCAATTTTGCATATAAATGTCATAATAATCATCTAGTACAGTTGGGTCAACTTTAGGAAGTTCAATTGTATTTGCTTCTTTTCTCTTCCATCTTTTTAAAATAGCCAAGTCTTCACTCATTGAAGAGTTATCGCCCATTTGATTACTATTAGTCAATGTCATTCCAAAACGATTTGCCAACCATTTAAGTGCCGGATAAAAGTCTAATTGATTTACATTTTGAACCAATTCTATAACATCAAAAGAACCACAATGAGTATAACAATGGAAGGTTCTGCTCTCGGAATAATAATACATTTTATGACTATCACCACAATGGCAAATAGTTAAAGAAAGTATATTTCCTTTGTTGTCGTATTTAGGTTTGGCTCCCATTTCATCAAGAAGAGTAAATATATCATTGTCACTTAGGTTTTCTTTTAGTTCTTTGATATCCATAGTTCTAACTCCTTTTCATTGAGAAGAAGTCACAATTAAGCAACTTCTTCATCTCTCAAGTGAATTTCAATTGGGTCAATATGTCTTTGCCATTGCAAATCATAATCAGTTACAAACAATGGAATTTCTCTCATTGTCTCTTTATCTCGATATGTCCAAACAATTACATCTGAATCTCCACCACGGTTTTTGAAAATCCAATGTGACATATTTGGTTGATAAGCAAATGTGTTCTTATATTCAGGTCTATCTAGAATTGCTTTCAGTTTTTCTCTATCCGCATTTCTAGCTTTAAACATGAGCCATCCGTGGTCACATTTATCTGCCGTTGCTTGCGCTAATTCCACATTTTCATGTGGGGCAGACTATCTCTTCATTGTTTGTTAGACAATGCTAGGCACTTCCACAAAAGGAGTTTCACCTTTTGTGTACTCTACTCACTTATTCTCTTAAAAACTTACATAACGCTTTTAAGATATGCTTTCGATAGTCGTTACACCTTTTTTCTCTTCTCTTTTCCAATAATAGTTTTTATATTTTGTTCCTTGTCTAATATGTTTTAAAAGAGTTGTATGGTTTTTTAATCCAAGAAAATCAAGCGCTTCATAAATACTAGGATAGGTTTCTAGTAGTTTTCCACCATCATCATAACGGTACATTTTTCTAGAATTTTTGTTACGATATTGCTCTTTATAACCTTCCCTAGACCACAATTCTTTTGAAGCTTTTGACCAAAGTTTTTTACACTCACTTCTTTGACCAATTTCTTTTGAAATTTCTCTTCTTTTTTCCAACCATTGTTCCCACTCGTCTTCAGTGAGAACATCTTTAAAACTCTTGCCAAACATTGGGTTTTTTTCTCCTAGAGAAGCTTCTCTACACTTTTTAATCATTTGTTCTTTCAATTCTCCACTTTCATCCCACATCAGAGTATTTCCACCACTACCGCCTTTGTGATAATTGGTTTCAGCTTGTCCTTCTAATTTATATTTATAAATTAATTCTTCTTCTAGATTCCAAGCTTCTTCTTCTGTTAGGTGTGATGAATGGATAGTTACAAAAACTTCATGTTTTTCACAAATGCTTTTAAAATGTCTGTTTCTATTGTCCTTTGAGAATCTTCTTAGCTCTTTTCCTTTTCCTACATGAAATACTTTCATTGTATCTTTCTTCCAATATAGGTAGACATAAAAGTTATTATTAGAATTCATTTTTTATCTTCCTCCTTTTGGAAGAAGAGAAGAGAAAACTTGGCACGATATTACCTTATGAGTTTATGTAATGTTTTAAACTGTTTTAAACATTACAACATAAATTCACTTAGGTTTCATCGTTAGCAACTAAAAAATTTAGTCACACCTTCATTTAGAAGTTCACCTAGTTTTTTTAGCGTGGAAGCCAATTTTACTAAACCACCACGTAAACAAGTAGCGTCTCTATTATCAGTGTCCTTATGATTTCTGTTTAACTGTGTGGATGAACACATAAACACATCAAATTTTTCAGCGATTGTTTTTAGTGCTTGAGCAAAGTTAACTAAGATTTGGTCTTCACGCAAATTCATTCCGAAATTAGAAGCCATTGTTCTTGCTAACTTAGGTGTGATTTGGATGTAGTCAAAGTAGACATACTCAACACCAAAATCTAAAATGTGTTCTTCAATGATGTTTTCAATATCTTCAATAGAGAAGTCAGGAATATAAACAACAAAGATAGGAGCCTTTTCTAATACATTAATTGCAGTTGCTAATCTTTGTGTGATATCTGCTGAATATTTACCATTCTTAATAACTGATACTGCAACACCACTGATATAGGCCAGCATGTTAATTTGTAGTTCATCTTTGTCAATCTCCGTTGAGATTAAAAGAGTTGGCTTTGCTCTATTTGGTCTTTGCTTCCAATCTTTAACACCATAATCATAGATGTGTGAGCAACCTAAATCACAAGCGTCAATCAAGGAACTAAATGTTTTACCTGTTCCTGTTCCACCTGAACGCAAAAGGAATTTTCCTTTGTTCTTACCACGGAATAAAGTATTGAAGTAACCATTATTGAACGGCTCTCCATAAACAGGTTCTTCATTCATACGGTTCAACAATCCACGAATTCCTTCACCGGCTTTAAAGTTTTTTGAATCCTTTGTGATTGTCCATTCAGAACGTAATTTAGTAAACTTAGCTTGGAAGAAATCAACTATTTCATTAATTTCCATAGCGTCAAACTTCTTCATCTTTTCTTGGTGTTTCACAATGTCTGTATCAGTGTCCATGCTAGGATAAATTTGTGTAATATCAATTCCATGATATTGATAATCTCTAAGTAAAGATTGTTTCTTTACCCTTTTATAATTGAACTCAAAGTTATCAGCGTTTGAATTTTCAATGACTGTATAGAGAAATTCAACTCCACCATACTTTTGCCATTTCTCAAATTGTTTTGGATATCCAGCAATATAAGTGTCCACATCTGAAGGAGCAACTTGTCTTGGATTTCCTCCACCATAAACAATGTCATTGATTGCAGTGAAAACTATTTTGTGAAATTCATCATTAAAATCTTTCTGTTGCAACTGTGACTTTCTTAGCTTTTGAGTATCATTACATATTGCTCCTAAAACTTGGAGTGCTGATTCTCTCGGATACAATTCTGTTTTTTTCATAGTTGTTGTATCACTCACTCTATAAACCCTCCATGCCTAAAATTTTACTTTCTTTGTATTTATTAGTTGACCGGCCAACACTGACCACAACTTTAGTTTCTTTAATTTCAAAACCCTTTGTTTGTTCTTGCATATCTTTTTGTTTCACATACCAATCTTTTGCTTTGTCATAATAATAAGGAAGCAAAGCAACTCCACGATTATCAAATTCAATATTCTCAATGGCCACCATGTAATGAAGAGTGAAAGACATACCTTTGTACTTCATACCTTCATTTCTGAATTTCTTGATTTGTGTTTGTACCAATCTTTCAACACTAGAAAATCCATTACCTGAAAATATCTCTTTGACTTGTGCATATAAGTTGTTTCTATCTGTTGTCTCTTGAAGCACAACAGGATAACAAGTTGGACAATAATTCTTACTGCTTATCTCCTGAAGTTGTTCTTTAGGATATTTTCTATTTTCTTTTTCACATTCTTCTCCATAACATTTGTTTAATCTCATGAGCGACCACCTTACATTTGAACTGTTTTACCACAATTACGGCAATTTGAATAACGAACGATTTCAATTGTATTAAACCAATTTCTTGTTTCAACTTCTTCTGAAGTTGGTGCAAAATCATGGCCAGTCAATCGACAGTCTTTAAGGATTGCTGGAAAAGCTTCTGTAAATTCATCAAATACTGATTTACTAAGAATCTTGTGTTCATCACATTTAGAGCAGACAAGTTTATAACCTTTTTCATTTGGCATAGGAACTAAATCTGTAAGTCTCCATTCGTGAATGCATGTGTTCTCATATTTAACAACTGGTATTTCTTGAATAACTGGTATTTCTTTCTTCTTTCTAAAGAAGTCAGCAACGACTTCACCTAAATTAATATTCATATCTAAATCCCCTTTTTGACGTTCTATCTAGTTACATGAAGTTATAGATAAATGAAATCAATTGTGGGTCATAAAAAAGAAGAAATCTAAAAAAGATTTCTCCTTGAGTGAATTATTTTTTTGAATCGCTATATCTGACATATTCCTTGTGAAGACTTAGGTGATAAGTTTGCAAGAACAACTTAACTGTTTCATCAATTCTTTCAATCTTAATGTGTGGTGCTTCTATATATGATTCAGCTATTTCCATTACAACCTTGATACAATTAGCAATGGTTTTAATTTCCTTTTCACTTACATTAATTGGTGAATCAGAATTAGCGTTTTTCAAAGCTTGTACTATTTTTAATGTTTGCCACGGCTCAATTGTTCCGTCTCTTTTGATTACTGATTTCATGTTGATTTCTCCTTTTCTATTTCATCATTCTCAAGTGGTTTTCTTAATTCATCTATTTCAATCTTACATTTGTCACATACTGTTTTATAAATCTCTTTTTCTACTACAAATAAATTTTCATCATCTGTTAATCTGATATTGTGTTCTGCTAAATCTCCACAATAATCACAATCTGCTTCTAATCGAATAACATTGTAATCATCTAGAAAATACGCACCCATTGTAATTAATTTCCATGTTGATTCAAAAGGTTTGGAAAGGTAATCTTTTTCTAATCCATAACAAAATACATCATGTGTTTTTGCATATTCAATGATTGCATTCAAATGTTCTAATGGAGCAAATTGAACTTCATCTATGAACACCATATGACAGAATTCAAAAATTTCTAAGACTTCAGAAGCACTTTTAATATTTGCTAGATTGTAAACACGCTCTATTTTGTTATCAAAGGCTCTACTTTCAATATCAACCCATTTTCTTTCATCATAAGGTTTATAAACAAAGATACCTATTGCTATTCCTGCTTTATAATAAATGTCTTTCATTGGTTTATATGTTTCTATTACATCTTTCGATTTGCCGGCTTTCATCAAACCCATTTTGACTATTAACATTCTATTTGCTCCTTATACTTCTACTATTGTTTTCTTAATTGACATTTTCACTTCTTCCATTCTTACAGAAACTTTGAATGGTTCATCTTCACCAATTCTAGGAAGTACAGAAGTTGGTCTGTTAATGCTAAGTTCATAACCATTTTCACTTAATTTCAAAACCAATCTCTCAACATCACTAACATCATTGAAGTCATGATTGTATAAGATATGGAATAAGTTTAAATCACCAATCAAAAACGCTTTCTGCTCTAGTTGTGACAACTTCATCCTAATAATTGAATCAATTGTCTTTACATACCATTCATCCACAATGTCCATCATTGTGTTCAATGTATCTAATTGTGGAACTGGTGGAAGATTGCATTCTTTCAAATTTAAAGTGAATTTTTCTTCCTTTCTTTCACTAACTTGCTTTGTTAGTTTAGGGCGAATAGTATTGATTCTTCCACATTTGTCACAAACATCATGCCAACAATAATACTCTCTACCACAATCTCCACATTCCATATCTCTAGGTTTCATTTTCACCATTTATCTTCACTCCTTTTTGTTTTACATACAAAAGAGTTATAGTTATTTATTTTTCATTGTGGGTCATTAAATTAAAAAATCCCCTAGAAAATTTCTAGAGGACTTTTGATTCTTATAGGAATAATCCAACAATTGTAGCTGATAGGATTGAAGCCATTGTTGCTACCAACAACATTTTTAAACCGAATTTAGAAATGACACTTGATTGTTTTTGGTCAAATCCTGCAACAGTTCCTTGAATGATACCAATTGAACTGAAGTTTGCGAACGATACCAAGAATGTTGAGATAACTCCAACTGTTTTTGCAGATAGTTCAGGAATCATAGTCTGGAATCCTAACATTGCAACGAATTCATTTGTAAGAATTTTTGTAGCCATTACAGAACCAGCTTGTACAGTTTCACCAATTGGAACACCCATGATGAAAGCGACAGGTGCTAATACATAACCAAGAATATCTTCAAGATTCATACCTACTAGACCATGTACACCAGCGTTAATTAGAGCCATTAATGATACATAAGCAATTAACATTCCGGCAACGATACCAGCCACTTTAAGGCCATCTAGAGCGCCATTTCCGATTGCTTCAAAGATGTTTTTATCTTTAACCATTTCACTGATTTTGATTTCTTTATCATCATCTGCTTTAACAGGTGCAACCATTGAAGCAACAATCAATCCTGAAAGCACATTTAGTGGAAGTGCTACAAGAACATATTCTGCTGGAATCATACCCATGTAAGCTGAAAGGATTGAAGCAGAAACACTTGTCATTGAAGCAGTTGTAGCGATAAACAAACGGTTTCTATCCATTGCTGGAATGTGATTTTTGATTGCTAGTAAAGCACCAGTGTCTCCGAATACTGAAGAAGCTACTGTTGAGAATGCAAGCACATTTGGAATACCAGTGATTTTTGAAATGAATCCACCGATATACTTAATTGCTAATGGTAAAATTCTGATATAGTTTAAAACTGATAATAGCGTTGAAGTGAATACTACCAATAGTAAAGTGTTTACGAAAAATACTGTTGTTCCTTCAGGAACCCATCCACCAGTTACAAATCCGATACCTTCATAACCATAAGACATTACTTTAGTAAATCCATTTGCAATGTGTGTTAAAATCTTTCCACCAATTTTAGTTGATAACATAAACCAAGTTACTGCTAATTGAAGTACAAATAGAATTCCTATTGCTTTATAGTTAATATTTTTCTTGTCATTTGATAATAACCAAGCCACACCTAATGTTAATACAATCCCTAAAACACCAATTAAAATTTCAGTCATTTGAATTTTTCTCCTTTAGTTTGTTTGAGTTTTTATTTGTATGCTATTGCTTGCATTTTTGCCATTGCAGTCATAGCATTATAGATTTTTGCAATCAATTCTTTATTTGCTTCTAAATCTTCTTTTGAAAGATTATTCATTTCATAACTTAAATTAATTAATCTTGTAGTGTTGCTCATGATATCCTCAATTGTTACTAGAGTTTGAGTCAGGATATATTCAGCGTTTTGCGTTTCATCTTTAGCGATTTCTGCATAATCATCTTTGTCATTTACTTCTAATTCCTTTTTAATTTCATTGCTCAATTTTAATACTCCCTTTCGCTTCTCGTAATTTCACTATATAAAGAACTTCACCTATATGATTGTCAATGTTATCTACTAATTTAAGACAACGTTTTTTAAATAATTTATATAAGAATGGGTGTCTGTCTTTGTAACCTTCCATGAATTCTTGACTTTTGCTCAAGATAGCAAGCAATTCTTTTTCATTTTTATAAAACATTTCTAGATGAAGAGAAGAATCATAACTCTCATATCTTTCTCTTAACTCATGAAGTGCTTCGTGTTGTGTGTTTAAAAGACTTTTAAACCCTAGAGATAAATGGTAGAAATCTTTAATTCCAGCTAACCAATCTTTATTAACTTTTGCCATTAGATTTCTCCTTTGTAATCCAAAATGTTGTTTGAGTATTATTCCAACCGTCTATTTTAACTCCTTCACTTTTAAGTAAAGTAGCAATATCATTGATTAAATCTTTTGTTACATTTAAAGGATGATATTCATAATCAAGATATTTACTTGGTATCAATTGAATTTGGAATTTTTGATAGCTACTTTCAGTGTTTGCTTCATCAACAACAACTCTCAACAGAGGTGTTTCTTCTTTAATCATCCAATTTAATTTTTGTAATAAACTTACTGTAATCATAATTTTCTCCTTTCAGAACAAATGAATGTCTGCTCCTAAATTTTGTAGTGTGTCGATAAAAAATTGCTTTCTGAAAAAGTTCTTGCTCAACATTGCTTCACGTTGCATGTAACCAACAAATTGTCCATGAGTGAAATATGATGTTTTAAACATTCTTGTTGTAAGTTCTTCATCAGAACAACAGTGACAATTATCTGCCCAAATCAACACAAATCCTTTTTGATAACCAGTAAGTCCGATTCTTTCAAACCAGTCTACAGTTCTAACTACCATCAAAACTGATTCAACTTCGCCATCATCTTCTCTAGCAAAATTCACAATTTCATCAGGTAGGAAAAAATCCTTTTCTAAATCTAAATCCTTAACAGTTGTTAATCCTTCTCTTTTCATTTTCTTTCCTCCCTATAACTCTTTCTCTTACTTACAAATGAGTTATAGGGAAATGAAATCAAATGTGGGTCATTATTTCTTAAATTTATTTTTTCTTTTTTTAAATGATGGGCGCTTCTTATTTCCCACTATCAAAATAAAAGGGAACAACACTATCCAAAACGTGATATATCCGGCAATAGAACCACCAACAAATCTAATGAAGTTCAAGAAGAAATCAAGTCCTTCAAAGTTACCAGTCTTAAAAGCAACTTCAACAATGCTAATCATTCTGACTATTCCCATCACCATACACTGAATTAAACCAACATAAACACCAGCTACAAGAGCAGTGATATAACCTAAAACTGCTATTACTTTTTTATTCATTAATATTCTCCATTCATCTTTTGTACATGAAAGACTGCTTGATATTGTCCTGCTGGTAACTTTAGTTGTGGATATAAAGCTTTTGCACTCAACCTAGTATATTTAACAGGATATTTCTTTAATAATTTTTTAGGGAACCAGCGCTCTTTAAATGCTTCTTTCCAATTAGCAGGATATTTGATATCTTCTAATTTCTGACCGAAAATTTCTGTTTGAAAACGATATGCTACATTTCTCGATAAACTCCTTACATATTCTTCCACTTCTATTTCTGAAGCAATATCTAAATCGAATCTATTTAATTCTTGATAAACTCCAAATTTCATTCTTTCCAACATAATTTTCTCAACATTAAATGGTTCATTTTCCCATAGTCTCATAATAATTCTCCCCTGTTTTTATTGTTATCTCCAAAAAATAATATCTACTATTACATCTACAACCAATTCTAAGAAGTTCCTAAATCTAGACTTTCTTCTCATTGAACAATTTCTATTGGATAACCAAGTTTTGCTTCAATTTGTGCAATTGTCATTTGTGTAACTTCTATTTCTTGAATATAGAATCCACCTGAAGCACTCACTCGTTCATAAGCACTTTCATTTACATCTTTGTGAGATAAAATTTTCGTTAAACCTTGTAACTGTTCAAATGGTGTGCTAAATTTTCCCATAACTCCATATACACCAGTGTCTCTTTTAGCGACAAAATTACTAACTATTACTCCGTTTTCCGTGACATAAGCAACTACATCACCGACTTTTAAATAACCAAAACCAGTGTCTTCACCTATTACCCCATAGTAAGAACCACTTCTATGTCTCAAATGTTTAATAGTCTTTTTCATTAGAAAGTTCCTCCATCTTCAAAAAATCCAGACTTACAAACTAGTTCAATTCTTTCAATTGGCATACAATTTCCGTTTGTAAATCTAACTGACTGAAATTCTTCACCTTCACACTGACGAACTACTCTAAAATAGTCTTTTCCATCTAAATTTGCAGTGAATTTCACCAAATCACCTTTTTTAAATGGAGTGTCGATTTCCCAACCATTTGTAATTGCGTATTCAATTCCTTTGACAGTGATATTGTTTTCACTCAACCATTTCTGAAGGTTTTTTTCTTCTTTATTACTAATCTCTACTGCTTTATCTAAAAATCTGTGAACTCCATATGCATAATTATTTCCTGCGGAAAATGGTTTAACTTGCTCTAACATTTTCGCAATTTTCAGACTTACTTTCATTTTCATTTCCTCCAATTGGTTTTTAGTTAATCCCTTTGATTTTGATACCTAGAATTTCACACATTTCAGATACACCATTTTGAATTCCTTCACCGAATTCGCCTGTATATGGGTCTATATCAAATAATTCAATGATTTGTTTTCTTTGTTCTTCAGTAATGTTCATTGTTGTCTCTCCTTTAAATGCTTATTTGTCTTCTGAAAATATTTCATTATCATCACAGTAAATAACAATGTCGCTGTCAGTCTTTTTGAACCAAACGTTTGACCAACCTTTTCCATCACTGAAGATAATCATTTTATCTTTATCTTCTTCTGTTAATCTTTTAAGAAAATCGTTTACTGTCATGTGTTATCACTCCACTAAAATTTATGTTTTATTTGATTAATCCTTTAAGTTGTAAGGTAAAATTAAAGCTGAAAACTGTTTGTTAGTGTGATGATATTGGACTTCAACTTCCATATGTCTTTCTTGATAGTGTTCTATCCACTTTGCAACTTCTTTTAAAAATATAGGTTCTTTGTGTTTTGTAGGTACGGCCACATGTGCAACACCTTGATAGACTTTCTTCATTCTTAACTCTCCTTTATAGAAGGGTGAAATTAATCACCCTTTAATTTCTTTAATTGATTCAATTTCTATTGTTGGAATTGCTAAATCTTCAAAAACAATTAGAAATGCATCCGGCTTAATTGTCTCTACCATTTCTCGAAAGCTATTGTAACCAGTGACACCATATATAGGGTGTTTTCTTCCACTTTTTAATGTGATTAGAATTTTCATTGTTTTCTCCTTTTCTGATATTGTTGTTAGTTGTTGATACCTTCTATTTTGTGTCCTAGTTTATTTAAGACCTTAACTACTATTTCTTGTGAAGCAGGATATTGTAACTCTTTATAAAACTCTAAGACTTCTTCTTCAGGTGATAGTGCCACTTCATAACCAACAAACATTGCTTGTGCCATTTGTTCCATTGTCAATTTGTTTAAAGCTTCCCACCTATCACCAACCCACCTGTCACCTTCTTCAACAGCGCCGTAATGAATCCTTAAAATGTTATTTTTGCTATACTGTTCACTAGTCCTTGCAAATAAATCACTTAACCCTATAAATACATCTTCACTAACTTTCAATTTTTCCATTGTCATTCACACCTCAACACAATTAGTTTTTTTAGTTTTTCTTTTTGAAATAGAAGTGGTCTTTGATATCCCTGAATCCATTCTTTTTGTGAGCATGGTGTTCTTCATATTCAGTTGGCTTATCATCATCAATTTCTTGATTCATAAACCTTTCAAATTTTTCAGAGCAGATAGCACACAAGTCAAGTTCATCATTAAAAATGTAACCTTCTACAATTTTTTTCTTTTTCATTTTTTGCAATTTGACAAATTTATACCATTTTGTATCAATGACTGCTTCACATCTGTCACATTGTAGGTACTCTCTTGGTTTTACTTTCATTTGTTCTTGCCTATTTTAGCGATTGCATAGTCTAAGAATCTTGCAGTTAAGAATAGAGATATGAATAAAGTTTGATTAAATTGAGAACTGATACCATTTGTAGTGATATTGATAAGCACTGATATAGTCATAACGATTAAAGCTAAATCCAACATTTTCATAATTTAATAATCTCCTTTATTAGAAGGGTGACTACTCACCCTTTGAATCATTTTTGATTACAATTTGTAAAACTGGTTCTTCTTTATCTTTTTTGGCTTTTGAAACAAGTTCACCAAGCAGAATAAATTGATAAACAATTACTAAGAAAATAACACCAGCTATTTCATATTTTGTAGGTTGAATTGTCCCCTTTAGTGTTAAAAGCATTAAGTAAATCCACATCCATAATGAAACTGTAAAACCAATTACCTTGATATGTTTTCCAATGAATTTGAAGAATCTTTTAATTCCATTTTTTAGCTTTTTCATAAAACTCTCTCCCTATAGTCAAAATCAATGCTTTTAATTTTTGTCCAATCATTTAAAACTATTGGAAGCAATCTGTCTCTAACCGTTCTATAAGATATATCACCAATGATTAATAATTTATCTGCTCTATATCCTTCTAGACTTCTGAAAAGACCAACTGCTTTATACTCTTTATCTTTAAGCACAAGTTTATTGTTAGTTCTAGAAACAATCTCATTAGGGTTAATGTGGTCTGCGATTTCTCTCAACTTCGATTCAGTAAGTCTTTGAGTTCCACCAGCAAGCAATATAAGTTCTCTCATAGTGTTCTCCTTTAATTAAATGTGCCGGCTTTATACCGAACTACAATTCCTAATTCATTCATGATTTGTCTTAATTCGTCTCTATCAACAAAGAATTCATCATCAACTCTTCTTAGGAGTAAGTCATAAGCACTTTCCATATTTGGAGTTTCAACTTCAGGTTCACTGATTAATGTGTAACGATTTAATCCGTGTCCTAAACTTTCTTTTTTGATTTTGTAACCACGCTTGTATAATTGACCAAGATAACCACCATAACGCAAAGCGATTTTAGATAGTTCTGCATTTGTTATTCCGGCCTTACCACGATTTCTTAGAGCAACTAGAATCTTACTTCTTGTTTTCTCTTTCATTTATGTAACACTCCGTTTCTTTGTCTTTTTCAACTTACAAACAGTTATGTATAAATGAATTTGATTGTGGGTCATTTTTTATAAAAAAAATAAAAAACTTTTTAAAAAGTTGTTAATAAAAAAACTAGGGATTAAAAAATCCCTAGTGTCTTCAATTCTGCTTCAATTTTTTCAAAGATAAATTGCCTGTCTGATTCATCATGAGTATTAAGATTATTAGTATCAATAACCAATACTGGTGAAGCGTCATATTCATTTAATACATAATCGTCATAGCGACCATGAAGGAACTTGAAATACTCATAGTTTTCTTGGAGTGATTCCATTTCTTCTTTTCTTGCTCTACCTAACATTCTTCCAAATACAACTTCAAAGTCTGCTTGAAGATAAACCATAAGGTGCGGTTTCTTAGTTGGCATAGCAGTATTTAAATCTTCCATCATGTTATCAAATAAATCTTCATATAATTCCATTTCAATACCAAGCATTCTTCCTAATTCATAGTTGATTCTTGCAAACAGTCGGTCTAGGAAAATGCTTCTGTCGAGCAAAGCAACATCATAGTTATATAGTTTTTTGATATCTCTAAATCTAGTATTTAAAAAGTGAACTTGTAATGGGAATGCCCAACGTTCAGGGTTTTGATAGAAGTCTCCTAGTAGTGGTGTATCTACTTTCTCTTCCTCATATGGTAGTTTATATTGTTCTGCAAAGTATTTTGTTAGAGTGGTTTTCCCTACTCCTATTGCTCCTTCAATGATTACTAATGGCATTGTGTTGAATTCCTTTCTCATATTAATCTTCCTTTGTGTAAAATCCATCCAAAAGTGTTGAGTGAATCACTACTGGAAATGGATGATGTTTTCCATCTTTTTGATTTAGATAATATCCTTTTAATTGAAAACCCTGAAGTGGTGAAACTGCCACCACTTCAAAGTAACCTTGCCCTTCAAAATTCTCATTATAGAACTTCTTTCCAACTGCTTTCTCATTCAGAATCTCTTCTAATTTAAGCACCGATAGGAACCGCCTTTACTAATTCTTTCAACTCATTTAGTGCTAGAACTAATTGTTCTACTTGTTGTGGAGTTGCATTAGTAATTTTTACACCTTCACCAAAATATTTTTCAGCAACTTCATCAAGTTCATGTTGTCTTCCAGCGTTATGAATTTCTATTCCAATTGTTTTAACTTCAAGCATTACTTCATCAAAGTTGTAAATTGTTTCTTGAACTGAATTAGATTCTCTTTCTTCTTTCATGAATTCAGAACCACGTTCAGCTTCAATTTTTGTGATTGATTCAATTAAAGCGCTTTCGTACGCTTGTGGGTTGTAAGGTAAAACAGGGTTCATATACTTACTAAAACGTGAACCAGCTTGGAATTGTAATGTTTCTCTAGTGTAAAGTGCTTGCACTTGTTGTCCATTTTGGTCAACTGTTAGATAAGCAAACAAGATACTATCAACCATTTTTGTAATGAATTTCATTCCACGTTCATGTACAGAAGGGATGAATTTCTCAAACTCTTGCTCTTTATCTCCGATAGTAAGCTTTTCCATTTTCTTTTCGGCGTGAGAAATGAAGCAAAGAGTGAATCCCATATCTTCAATTTCTTTGAACAATGTGAACCATTCATATGACATTTCTTTATAACCTTTACCATATCCACCATTTGCTTTATTGATATCAGTTGGCGATACTCCATACTTATTACACACATATGTTTCAAGGAAATTCCAAAGGTTATCTACTGTATCAATTACAATGATTCTTTGTTGTAAAACTTCTTTATGCATTTGAAGTTTTGTCTTCAACATAATCATATCTGACCAGCTTGCTACATCGACACCCATTAGTCCGGCCAATACTTTTGTACCTTTTTCAGTTCTAGCAAACAAAGCTTTTTGACCAAACAAATCATATACAAATGTTGTCTTACCGAATTTTGGTGGAGCATAAAGCATGAATGTATATGAAGCAATATCCTTAGATACTTTTTGCGGTTGTAAATTTAGTAAATCAAATTTATCTTCAAACATGTGGTGGGTTCCTCCTAGTAATCTTTCTTAATCTATTAGCGAAATTTGTCGAATTCTTGATTGCAATACTTTTCAAAATCAAAGTGTTCAAGTTGTGAGAAATCATAAATTCTAACACTTGTAACACTCTTTCCTACTTTGACAAGTGCTTGTCCACTGCTTTTAACGTCTAGCACTACTCCGATATCACCATTAGGTGTGAGAACAACGTCTTCAGGCTCAATGTCATGTTCACGTACAATACGGTTGCGTAATTCTAGTAATCCACTGATAGGTTGTGCAACTTCTTCTTTTACATCTGTATAGAAGTAATCTAGTGCTTTTTCAATCTCTTCAAAACTTTCACTTTGAAAAATTTTTGTTTCTTCTTGGTCTATGATAATAATTTTTAACATTTTAATTTCCTCCGTTTTTGTAAATATTAATTAGAGAAAGGGGAAGTTATCCCCTTATCTCCTATTAGAATGGTAGTTCGTTTGTGCTTGGTAGTGTTTGAGATTCAAATGGGTTTGTTCCTGAAATACTTCCTGCATTTCCAAATGCCATTCCTTGATTTTGTGGTTGTGCTGGTGGTGCGCCAAATCCGCCTTGAATACCACCTTGAATTCCTGCTGGTGCTGATTGTTGTTTTTGTCCTGCTTGTGCTTGTTTCTTAGCATGTTTTTGTTTTACTTCTTCAAGTTGCAAGTTACGTTGTTGTTGTACAAATTGCATTTCTTGAGCATTGAATTGACGTTCAGGTGGTAGTCCACCGATTACTTCAAGATTGTTAATGAATTTTCCACCAGTTGTAACAGATTTAGCTTCACGGCCAAATGCCATTTGTTTAGGTGCTGATTCTTCTTGAGTAACTTCTAGATAGTTGTTAACATCAAATGATAGTTCACCCATAGAGTTCATGCCTACTGGATAGAATCCATTGATTGCTTGTCCAAGTTCAGGTGAGATAATTAGATTGTGTAGTGGAACAATTTTACCGTTGTAACCTACTGTAAATGCTTTTACTTTGTATTCTTTAACTTGGCCTGTCTTTGCGTCATTAATTGGTAAGTAGTTCTCAACAACCAATTTAATTTTTGCTTCAGCACTTGGAATTTGGTCTTCTACTTTGTCGATTCTTGAGAAGAACACACCTTGCAATCTGTTTCCTTCAACCATATTATTTTCTTTATCTACATAATCATTAGCGTCAACTTTTGCAGTTACTCTTACAAAATCTCCAACCTTGTGTTCATTTAGGACAGTTTCTAAACCTTTGTAAACTTTGTTGTCTGCTTTTTTGTTGAATACTTCAATTCTGTGATTATGCTTGCGACCTTTTTCCTTTTCATCAACTTCAACAGTGACCGAACCACGAATTGTCCATTCTTTTTCTGTTACACCTTTTTCTTTGTTAAAGAAATCCATTTGGACTAGTTCAAGTTCTTTCTTTTTGATAGTTCCTAGAATTACTACCGTATTTCCTAATTCTGGTAATGTTGTAACTTGTGTTGTCATTTTTGTTTCCTCCAATATATTTTATGTTTTTTGGTGTATCTCTCACTTACAAAAGAGTTATAGAGAAAAGGATTCAAGTGTGGGTCATTTTAAAATAAAAACTTTTAATTTTTTTCTTCCGAATTTAATTGCTTCATTATGTGTTGGTAAGAAAATGTCCATTCTATTACCTTTAATAGCACTTCCAGTGTCTTCAGCAACAAAAATTTGGTCTCCATATCCTTCTATCTTCAATCTAGTTCCCAATGGAATAACTGAAGGGTCAACGGCTACATAACCGTATTTAACAGGCTTTCCAGTGGCCGTGTTGTTTCCCCATGCACATGAAGTGTAAGCGTCTTGTTCGCAGTACGTATAAGCGCTGGCACTCACTGTTAATGTGCTGGTGCTAGTTGTAGTTGATTGTTGCTTCTCTTTAACTATCTTTTTAGCTTTCTCTTTTACCTTTTTCTTGGCTTCTTCTTTTCTCTTGGCTTCTTCAGCTTGCTTCTTTCTTTTTTCATCTACTTTTTTCTTGAGTTTTTCTGCTCTTGCTATATCAATATCGTTTAATCTCTTCTCAATCTGTTTGGTCATTTTATGTTTCTCAACCATGCTGGCCATTCTCTTGATACTCCACAAACTATTTTTGGCTGGTTTCACGATATCGTTATTCATCAAATCCAAATCATTGTTTGGTTGTTCAATACTGGCTTCACTAGGACTGCAACTTAATAGCATTGCGGTCACTATTGTTGATTTAATTAACATCACTATCTCCTTTTTAAAAAAAAGAATGTATTGAGTAAATCAATACATTCAGAAAATTTTGACAAGTTTTTTGACGGTTCTTCTTAATTGTTGATTCACGTAAGCTGAAGACCAATTATTATCTCTAGCAATATCACAATCTCTTAATCCTGCTTTTACATCATTGAGAATAATAACTTCGTTTTTGCTTAACTTATTTTGTTGTTTAGCTTTCTCGATAACATTCTCTACATCTAGGAAAATATGATATAAGTCTGAATCCAATCTAGTCTTATCTTTCTTACTGCTCAACCTTAGAATTTCTCTAAAAACTTCTGTACTATTAAGTTCATTGTCTTCAAACCTATACTCTCCACCACTGTTACTGCTTGTGATGTTATAGCCGAATACTCCTAAGATAATATCTTTTGTATCAACCATATCTTTTTTAACAGAACTCTTAGCACTGGTTAGTAAGAACCTTTTTCCTTTGTCTTCATTGTCAATGCCATTTTCTGTATCTTCTTTTAGTTTTTTTAATTTGCCGGTAATCACTTTTAGGAAGTTGTCATAATCATTTAGGATATTTCCTAATTCATCTTCTCTCTTCAAGTCTTTACCTTCTATAACTTGCTTCTTCATTTTCTTTGCATTACTCTTAGTGTTTAAAAGAAAATCAATTACATTGTCGCTATTTGTACCTTCAGTAGTATTAAATTCAGAAATGTTCTTTTCTTTATTTACCTTTGTTTGGAACTCTAAAGGATTTGAGTAAAATTTATATTGAACACTGTCTTCTTCTTCTTTTCGTCTTTGTTTTTCTTCATCCGAATTCAGAAGGAAAGTTCCTAATTCTTCAATATATTTGCTTACATTACTTTCTGAAAACAAAGTGTCTTCTGTATTAATATTTGAGTTGTAATATTCGTCAAAATACAATTCTAAGAAACTATTTTCATTCAACATTTTCTCAACACTTTGTTTTCTTTCTCTTTCAGAAGATACGCTATAATCTATTTTCTTTCTTAAATCATTGATAGTTAACCCATCAAGTGAACTCTTGAAGTCGTTACTTGCCATTCCTTTTCCCTCAACTCTCATGTGTGTTTTTTACTTACAATGAGTTGTAGTGAAAAAGTTTTCATTGTGGGTCATTTTTTAAGAATTTTTAATTTCTTCCAATCTTTTCATTCTTGTTTTGAATCCTTCACGATTATGTCTAATAGCAGTTTTGAATACTAAATTAGAACCTTTCTTCTCAAAAACAAATTCTCTTTTACCAATAGTGAAAATATGTTTGTCCTTTCCAACGTTGATAATCCTCATGATTTTCTTATAACTTAAATCCATTTCAACACTCTTTTTGAAAGACATATTATTTCTAATTCCTATTCTTTCTACATAGCGCTCTATTGAATGTTCAGATATATAAATGAATCCGAATACAGTTGATAGAAATATATTTCCTTTGTTGTTTTTGCGTAATTGATTTTGTTTAATCTCACTTAAAGACTGGTCTCTATGACCATTTTTCTTTTTATATTGTTGTGTTCTCAATGTGTGTAACCTCCTTTTAATGGGGTTATAGATAAAAAGATTACATTGTGGGTCATTTACACAACAAAAAAAAGAAGGGAAAGATTCCCTCCTTTAATCATTCATATGAAACTTCTTTTCCTTCTTCTCTCAATCTAGCAAACACTGGAAATCTAAGACTTACTCCACCTTTTTTATTTTCTGTTTGCTCAAAGAATTTAACTTCTATCACACGACCAATTAATTCTTCTCTTTGCTCCCAAAATTCAATTTGTTCATCATGCTTGTGAACTGGAACACTCAATGAGTTTCCTTTGTAATCGACAGTGAATGAACCCATCTTATTTTTATGTTTATGTTCTTTATAACCAGTAACTTCTAAATCCGCAAAGTAAAACTTCTTAACTTTCAGCACTGCTTTACTTCTTTTGATTTCATAAAGACCACTTACAGTGTTAATCATTAATCCTTCTTTTTTAGCTTCAAGAACACTATTCAATAATGGTTCAATGACTGATTCATCTGTACCAATATAAAGAGTTGTGATTGGCTTAATGAACTTTAATTCTTCTACTGTTGTTCTATCTACATTAAAGAAATAAATAGCGTCAAATCTAGCCATACGTTGAGTATAAACATCTTTAGACTTTCCATCATTAAATTCATCTAGAGGTAAATTATCAAATACATTAAATGATATATCTCTTTTTTCACCGTCTGAATTCACAATGCTTGCAGTCTTTCTATAAATCTCGCTTGAAGATAAATCTTCATATGTCATATATAATAATTCTCCACAATACACATGATTCTTAGGAAGTGTTTTGAACTCTTCTTCCAGTTCAATCAGACCTTCGATTACTTCACCTTGTCTAGAGATAAATTCAACACCGTTGTCAGTATTAATTGCTACACAATGAATTCCATCTTCTTTAAGCGTGATAGCGAACTCTTCACCTATTGGTTCACCTTTATATCTAGACGCTCTCATAACGTCAAATTCAGCGATTAAATCATATCCAAGAGCCTTATTGATAGTCTTGCTTGTAATGCCTACTTTAACGTCTTTAGTGACTAATCCATTGATGAATTCTTTTTCCTTGAAAGTTTCTAATCCTTCTATATAAGATTGGATATTGATAATAACTTCATCCGTTCCAGTTGGATTGTTCTTCAAGTAATCCATTACTTCATTAATAGTTTTAATTGGAAATGTTGCTTCTTTTCCTTCTTTAACTTTCTTGTTTAATTTCTTTCTAGATAGTCCAGTCAATACTTTTGGATTATAGATAAAGTTCAATACATTAACAAAAGCTGAATTCCCTTTGTGTTTTTCAACGATTGCTTTCTTACCTGTCTTGCTTGGTTCTGCACCGATTTCATCAAAAATTGCGATTAAGTTTTTCATAATAAAAATCCTCCCTAATGTTAGTTACAAATGAGTTGTAGTTAATTAGGAAGGATTGTGGGTCATTTTTTATAAAGTTTTTTTATTTATTTTTTACTAGATAGCCTTCAAGTTCCCAAATCTTATCAACAATCTTATTGATACAAATTTCTTGTCCGACTTCTTCACTGAAATTATCAACGTCTACACATGTTGTTGTTTCAGTAATTACATAACCACTTGGCAATTTACATGATAGAACATAAACCTGTCCATGTAATACCGTTTGCTCAAACTTTGCGTTGTCTATTAATTCTTGTACTTTTGATTGTTCTACTACTTTACTCATTAATAATCTCTCCATTGTCTTTAATTTTAACTACATTAGTAAATCCTTCTGTCTTTGATGGGAAGCTATAATCTAAATACATGCTTCTTAATGCGTCTTCAGGAACCTTTGTCTTAGCGTCTCTCAATGCGTTTCTTGATTTGAGAGTTTCCCATTCAACATCAAAGTAAACTGCAACAGTGGCCGTTTTAAACTGTTTACCAATCTCCAAGATACGTTCCCTTGATAATCTTGTAAGATGTGTTGCGTCTGCTACTACACTTTCACCATTCATTAGCTTTCCTTTAATCTTGTCAAAGAAAGCGTTGCGAACTCTTTCATGCGCTTCAGGTGTATATTTTGTTTCCTTAATTTGATTTCTCACTTGGTCTCTACTGATTAGAGTTGCTTCTAGTTTATCTGCAAGTTGTTTTGAAACTGTACTCTTGCCACTAGCCGGCACTCCACACATTACTATTAATTGTTGGCTCATTGTTCAATACTCTCCAAGAATCTAATATTGTGGATTGTTTCAAGTCCATCTTCATCAAAGATAAGAAGTTTTTGAGCCGGCTTAGAACCTTTTCTAATAGTCAATGCATATTCATCTGTACCACATAAAGAATTGTTCACAATGAAATCAGTGAATTTACTAATCTCTTTCATGAAAGTGTGATGATAGTGACCAACAATAATATAATTGAATATCGTTCCATAAGTATCATTTAATACTTGTGGGTTCCCTAGACGTTCATAATTACCGTGCGCCAATGCAATCTTACTTCCTAAGATTTCAGTGATGATAACACCGTCTTTGTCTTGTACATAAGTGATGTTGTTGAAATCTCTTAGTCGTTCTTTAAGCCACCATACAATGAAATACTCAAAGTTGTCTTTGATATGTGCGTCTTCTTTCTTATTAATAGTCCGGCCATGATTACCTACTACACTATAAAGAACCACTTCTTCAAACTCTCTTGCTATTTCTGCAATAGCTTCAGCAAGAATTTCTGACACTTGCATAATTTGTAGACCAACTTCTATTTCATTATTTACTCTTGTTGAGATATGAATTTGTCCGTTGACGATATCTCCAAGCTGACCAATGTGAATCTTATTGATTCCTTTTTCTTTGCTATATTCAATAGTTTCATATACTAATTTCTTAATGCGCTCTTTTGCTATCTCACGGTTATAGACATTCAAGTGATTTTCAGTATCTTGTCCATAGTGCCAATCAGACCACAATGCTAAAGCTTCTCTAGTTTTGTTAGTTACAATATTCTTGGGTTGTTCCCCAACAAATAACGGCTCAAGCTTTTTAGCTTCCAGCAACATTTCTTCTATAAGAACTTCAACTCTTGCTTCTACTCTATCCAAGTATCTGTTCTGTCTTCTAGCGTCTTGAAGCTTAACTCTCTCCTTGAATAGTTCTCTCTTCTTTTCTTCAATCTCCAAGAGAATTTCTTCATGACTGTCTTGTACAGAATCAATTAACTTCTGCTCATAGTGTTTCTTGGCTTCAATAGAACCGTATGCAGTCTTCCTCAAATGGTCTCCACTACTTTCTAAACCTAGCAGTTCAACCAGTTCAGACCAATCTATATCAACTTCTTTATTGAGTTTGCTTTCAAGAATCCTATACTTCCAGTCGAGAAAGTTTTCTCCTTCTCTTCTTTTTAAGTCCAACTCTATTTCCTCCTTTATACTTGTTTCAAAGGAGTTATAGATAATTGATTTTAATTGTGGGTCATTATTCTGAAAATTTTTACATTGGTTAAAATTCCCTATGACTTATTTAAAGGCCGATATAAGCCGGCATAGATATAATTGGTGTGTTGGGTCTAGTTCTAAATTAAAAGGCCATACAAGTTTGTTTAATACCCCCCCACCCCTATCCTATCCAATACCCCCCACCTAAACCCCCTGTCGAACCCCCACCCTCAAATCAATTTTCAAAATCATTTTTCAAATTCATTTTTCGGATTTATTTTGAACTGGAAAAGTTTGATGAAAAAAGTTTTGAAAGTTCCAAGAAAAAGCGTTTAAAATTGTTTTAAACTTTTCAGAAAAAATCTCCAAAAAAATAAGCCACAAATTCCAGCAAAATTTTTAGCTGAATTCATGGCCATTCACACACATATTTATATGAAAATGCTCAAGTAAAATCGGACTTTTATTTGGGAAATTGAGCCTGATTTAAAGTTTTGAAGCAAATCAAAAACAAAGTTGAAATGTTTAAAGTAGTTTTAAAGAATCAAAAACGTTTAAAACAAAAATCAGAAATAGTTTTCCAAAATAAAAAGGCCACAACTTTTTTGTTTGTGGATTGATTGAATTAAAATTAAATTGATTTGCTGAAACCAAGAATGTTTTGAGTTGAAAAGTTGATGGATTTCTAAAATTAAAAATGAGTGGATTTTTGAAATAAGAAGTTTAGTTGGTGAATCCTTAAATTAAAAAATGTCTGTTTTTTGAATTAAGAAAGAAGTTTTTGTTGTGGTAAATCAAAATGAAGGAAGTTTTGAAAATAAAAAAAATCGACAAATTTTTTCACAATTTTTTCGTGCGAAAATTTTTGCGACACACACACGCACCCACGCGCGCACACGTATACAGGTTGCAGGTACTTTTTGCTTCCTCCGGCCAGCCCTGATTCCGACTTCCAAACCAAAAAAGGAAGTGTGAACAAATTCCTTGATTTTTGCTGATTTCAGATTTGTCAGACAATTTTGAAACATTCCTAATTCTGCTGAAACTCAATTTGTCAAGCTTTTTTTGAAACCGACAGTTACCACAAAATGGTAAAATAATTTCCAATTATCCCATGTATAAAAGGAAGGAAAAAACAGTCTAAATGAGAATGACAACAGACAGGCAGGAAGATTCTAATTCACTGACAATTCAAACAGTTCAGGCATACTGTATAAATAGTCATTTTGTCGCTTGCTCTTTACTACTATTTAATGATATCATGATATGATAGTTTAGTAAAAAAAGTATTGACTAATTACAACACTTATGATTTTTAAATGTTACATTTAACATTTTACTAGAATAGTAAATGTTACATTTAGATAAATTCAATCTAAGAGCCTTTATAAGCCGTTTAAGAGCCTTTAACCTATTGGTGACTTATACCATTCAAAACTTTTTAAAACGTCTTACAAGGCAATTATGAAAGCCGTTTTTCGTTTACGGCTCTAAAATCATGTGTTGGTCATGGCTCTAAACGCTCCAAACGCTCTAAGACTTCATACAAAGCCATTATAAGGCTTTAGTATTCCTGCGACTTATACCATTCAAAAGAAATTTAAAAGCCGTACAAGGCAAAATAAAACGGTTACATTTTGAGCATTTTGAGCAATCCTATTTTGATTATTATATCTATTCAGAAAGTTTTTTATTTTCAGATAATTTTCGGTTCCAATAATAACTAATTATTCTGAAAATTTAGAGTAAATAAAAAAAGAGAATCAATTAAGATTCTCCTAAAATTTTCCTTAGTTCTTCTATTGTCAAATGTATTTGCCTAATATCCTTTTTATTCCAGCTTAATTGTTCTATGGTAATAATTCCCTTTTCTTCCTTGTATCTAGTATCTTCATTAACAAATACAAATTTATCCATTGTCATTTTCTCCTATTCGTGAATTGTATAATCTTGGATATTTACAATCTTATATCCTTCTTCTTCCAGCCTATCGCCTAATGATTCCGATAACGGGCAAACCGTAAAACTATCCCATTGGATATGATTTACAAAATGTTTTGGACTGACAAAACCACGAATAGCGCTCTCGCCTGAATTCAAATAGTCCATTCCTGCGACTAATTCCAAATGGTAAACCAGTGTATAACTTGTGTCTTGTGCTTCTGTTACGCTGGTAACTTTATAAATGAATTTGTCGTGTTCGTCTTCCTTCATCACATGAACATTAGCGTTAATTTCTATTTTTTCCCACATTTCCAAATCCTCCTAGACGTTTCTTATTCTTACAACTTTTTCCATTTCGTATTGTCTGAAAATTAAATCATTTCCGACAAACTCCATAATGTAAGTAATTTCCATTTTTACAAGGTTGTTGTATATTCCTACACCATGTATAACAATGGTGTTTTCTTCCAAGTCATTTTCTACCAATGCAATTCTAATATTAAACTGGCTCAAATAATCAGATAATTCATTTATTACGCTATGCTCTCTATATAAACCAGCTTCAACCCTAGAAAGTTCTATATCTCTAACAAGCTTCAAACGTTCTAGTTCAGTTGTTTCTATTGGTGTATAGGAGTGTACAAGGGTTTCATTTAAGACGCTCAAAATGCTCTCTATCGTCTTTAAAGCGTCTTTCGAGATTGAACTTCTCTTTGTTGTCATTCCGTTACTTCCTTCCTTTAGAGTAGTAAAGGAGTGAAAACACTCCTTATTTTATGTGTGATACATTTCCACTTCTTCAGATATTTCTATTCCAGTATCTTCAAACCAGTTATTTACAGTTTTTAATATTGCTTTTGCTCTCTTGCTGGCTTGTTTTTCCATTTCCTTTATTTGGTCATCTTGACCAAGTTCACAACTAAAGACAGTATTTACAAATGATTCCTTTAATTCACCGAAAAAATAGGTATTTATTTCCACTTCATAACTACTGTAATCTTCATCACAATTGTAAATTTTTACCGCCAAACCATTAAATTTTCCAAATTTTCTTAATTTAAACAATTCCTTTTTTATGTCTTTCATTGGTTTGTGTTCTGTTTTTTTCATTTTCTTATTCTCCTTTTTCTTCCATTTTGTTCCAGTATTTTTTTGGTAATAAAATAGATTTAAAAGTAAATCCAGCTCCATAAGCTTCTTTGTAATTTTTTACCAAGTGAATTTTTTCGGCTCTATCTTTTGCGTAGTCGCAATGTTCATATGCTCTATCATATGGAGTTTTTACCAATATTTGATATTTATAACCGTGTTCCGGCTGGTATGCTTTAGGGTTTGCCATTAAAAAATACCTCCTAATTTTATCATTAAAATCAATTTCCCAAAACTCTATTTAACGTACTGTTATAGATTCCGTTTATTTCCAATGTGCAATTTTCCCATTGTCCGAATATTTCATTATTAAAGCCATAATAAGCGCTTTTGATGTTGGAAATATATTCCTTGACTTCTTCAACCAATTTTTGAAACTCTCGCCATTCTTCAGCCGTTTCTATTTCCCATTGTAAAGCCTTCAAATAATAAACTACTTGACAATCATTAAAAACTATG